ATAATACCGTTACTTACTGTTGTTGAAAATGCCCAACAACCAACACCTATAATAGGATTTGATAACGTAGCGGCGGTATTTCCCAGAACTTATACAAATACTTCTACAACAGGAGCTTTATCACCAAAAATAGATGTAATAAATGATGACCCTACTGGACCAGTAACTGGTCAATTTGCTAGTATTGAAAATGCCCGTTTTGGTGGTTATTATAATGTTCAATATATTACTAGAGATACTGGTGTGTATAATATAACCCAACAAAATTTTGGTGATGCTTTTCTGAGTAATTATGGGTTTAATGCTATAGAATTAGAACAAACAAATCTTATGTCGGCGGCGCAAAAAGTAAACAAAATAGAATATTTATTAGGATGGGTAGCAAGAAATGATATTACACATACAACTCCAGTTGGAGGTTTATCCGCAGCAATACAAATGATAAATTTATTTGGAATAAATATGCCACGTTCAGTTTTACCATTTGAACTTACAGGTTTACAGATTAGTAATATATATGCACCATGGATATATTATGATGAAAAATTGATTCGGTTTCAATTATACTATAGAGGAAATCCAACTTTATTAGAAGAGAAAGAATACGATTGGAATATACCTGTGCAAACGCCACAAGCTGAAAATTTTTCTGTTCAAACTGTAAAAGTAAATGCAGCCGGTGATATATTAAGAAGTTCTTCATACAACTTTTCAAGAGATGGAAATGAAGGAATAGGTCCAAATTCTCAATTTTCTTATGATGTAAGAATGACTAATAATATATTTTCAGAGGCAACTACAAATACTAAATATTTAAATTTGACTGTTAATTCCGATACTTGGAATTGGGGGGGTGTAGGAATACCTAAAATTTTATGGTGGGATTTTACATATAATGGTGTAACTCTTCCAGCTGGACAGGTTCCAAGTAGTGGTTTTCAGTCATTGAAATTAAAAGATCCTAGAGGCGTAGTTACGGTAACACAAGTATCTTTTACAAGACACTTTCCAGGATATTCATTTTCTGGAACACCTTCTACAAACCATGAATGGTATAATAATAATTACGACCATACTCACTCAGGTAATCCATTTACTTTAGAAGATACGCAATTAATGTGGTGTAAAGGTGGATTTCGAAGTGGTTTTGCCGCAGCCTCTGGAACTCCTTATACCAAAGACACTAATAAGTTAAATCCATATATCAATTATCGAATTTATTATGATAATGATGTTACAGGTAAAAATTATGAAAGTCAAGGTACAAGAGGAGAATCTTGGAATTATGATAATAATTGGGCCACCGCTAATTCTGGTGAGCCATATTATACAGGACAAGGAATATGGTCTATAACAGGGGATTACAAATTTGTTACATTAGTAGATGAAAGCACTAATTGGAGAGGTGGAAATTATAAATCGGTAGAAGTATATGTTAATGGTAATAATGTCTTAGATTCACTTACTTTAGGGACTGATTATATTATGTATATTTGTTTAGAAGGGCCTATTTATCAGACAAATTATAACACAGGAGGAGTTCATACTTTTACAAATAGTAACTCACAAACAAAATATAGAACAGGCTGGCTTGACTGTCAGTTAAGAACACCAACTATTAGTAACGTATATGATGGAACTGGTTGTTATATAAGTAACAATCAATTAGTATTTAATAATGGAGCCTTAAGATATTGTTTTAAACTTTTTGGACTAGAATCACAAAATCCAAGTAATCTTGCAAATGGGGTTGGAATAGATAGGATATTTTATAGAATAGGTATTAAAAATGACCCAGATGAATTAGATTCCTCAACATATGATACAGAAGCAAGAAGTTTAAAGAGCGTTAGTATTACATATTCAACCTTGAATTAAATTTATATTTATTTACAAATTATATATAAATATATATTATATGTCGATATCAGAACCTGATAAAATATCAAATTTATGGAAGAAAAGTAGAGAAGTAAATGATATTTATAAAGCAGAAAGATATAATAATCCCGCCCAGACTCCATACAAGGAAAATGTATTTAATGAAAGTATATTTTCAGATTTAGTGCCGGATGAACTTCCTGGTAATTTAATTCAAGTTGGTAATCAATTTAAACACCCAGAAAGTTGTGATTACTTAGACACATTATATTTTAATAATGGCGTTCCATCTGGAGATGTTCCTACATCGGGTCCAAATGCGGTCCCATCATCTCAAATAGCAACATTAAATTGTCAGGATCCTGTCGGTCAGCCACTATTAGTTAGGGGCAAAAAACTAACAAGTGTTCCACATTTAACATTTTATCATAAAGTTGAATTATATCCGCATCCGGAGGCTGATGGTACAGAACCTTCTAATTCTGACACTAGTTTTCCACTTCCTGGATACAAGACAAAAACAACTTGGTATTTACCAGATGCTAATGATATTAATTTATCGGCATTAAGAGATACAATTAATTTTAAAAAGGGAACTAGAGGTGATTATACCTATAAAATCTGGACGGGACAACCAGGTTCAAATCAATTTTTTACACAAAAGGAAGCGGATACACCATATTCTTTTGTATTTGATAATAAGAATGGATATTTTTATATATATGGAAAAGACGACCAGAGTAATTGGGATATAGATGCTACTGGACCAAATCATAGTATTTTTGTTTCTCTTATTAGATATGAAGGTTCTAAAGGAGCAAGTGGTTCTGGTGGTTCATTAAATAACGGACTAGATGTGTCTTTTAACAACGTGGATATATCAAATAATTTAAATTTTGTACACAATGATACATATTCTTTAGAAACAGGTATATTACAAAGTAAAAAAATGTTATTTCCAATGCCTTTAACATCTCAAAGTCACGAAAATTCTGTAATAATAGCAACTGTTTCGGGTGCGGATGACGAATTTTTAAATGCTACAGGTTACTATACAGTTGAAATTCATGATGCTAATTATGAAGAATATAATACAAAAATTCATTTTATTGCTGGTATTATTACAAAAGAAAATACAAATGCTAACTATATTCCACCACCAGCTGATACCCCTCTTGTAAATAATAATTCATCTTCTTCTAATGGCGGGGTAATCAATGATGTTACTACACAAAATGTAGCAATTAATCCAATCGAACAGCAACTATCAGTTCAACCAGAGCAAGTAACTATACAACCAATAACATTAGAACCTATAACTATAAATCCAATAGGAGGAGGTGTAACACCAACTATAGATTCTGATGACGATGATGGTGGAACATCGACAGTTACGGTAAATCAGAATACGACTCCAACAAATATAGAATATACAGGATTTATAAAGGTTTTGTCTTGTGACAGACAATACTATAATGTAGGAACAAATTTTGGTATAGAATACATTCAATTAATTAAAGAAATAAATTCAAATACGTGTCATATTTGTTTGAAATTAGATAGTTTATCGACTTTACCATCAAACAGTCAAAATAGTATTGTATTTAATGTGAGATTGTATAAAAATAGTTTAAATATAATGAATGATTTCAATAAATTACAATGGACTCTTGTAGATGCGCGTATATTTACGCAAACAGAATTAATTCAGAATTTTACTTTTATTAAAAGTCTTTATATAGCGGGTGTTCCTGATAATACACTTCCACCACTTTATCCTAATTTTCCTACTGAATCATTTAATGCTACAACTCAATATACAGTTATTGATAATTCTGTTAACATTGAAAGAGAGTTGTATATTAAGGGTGATATTAATATGGTAAAAAATAATCACATAAATTTAGTTGAAAACAATAAAATTAAAAGCGTAGTAAATGATTTATATGAATATAAAATATTTGATAATAATGATTTAACATCAACAAATATACCTAATGGATCGTGGCAGACAATTGCTACGATTGAACCCCAAAGCGCTCAATCAGTTTTAACTGATCAAAGGTCTGCATATGCTATGTTTGAAATAATCGATAGATCAAATGCAGGAACAAATTATAAATTTGTAGATAATTTATCATTTATTGTTAATTTTACATCACTTAGTTCAGGTTCAGCACACGCGAATATAACATTATTATCTAAAAATCCTACAGGAAACAACAGCGGAGATGTAGGATATATAGATCAAATAAGAGTTCTTTGTGGTAGACATAATTCTACTTCAAGTGGAGCTAGTAACGGTGGCGCTAATATTCAAATTAGACGAATATGTAATAATACTGGTGTAGGAAATACAGATATTCGTGTATCTATGTATAATAATTATAAAGGATTAAATACTAAGCAAGAAATGAATCCATTTGTATTAACAAGTGTAGGTCAAACAATGCAGTCGGGTTCTACTAGAACAGCTACAATAAATATTGAAGATAGCTCTTTTGGTTTTGCTAGTACGGATGCTTTTAATAACAAAGTAAGCTTTCAGACGCTGGATGTAACGAATTTAAATGCTACAAATATCGAAATGGGTGGTTATTTGGATATGAATGGAAATGAACTTCGTGGATTAAATGGATTAACTATAAATGGAAATTTAGATATGAATGGATATAATATATTAGAAAATCAAGTAATAACTAGTGGAAATAGTGTTAGTTCATTACCAAGAATTTCTCAAACAACAGATATTGATATATTAGTTGATGATGAAGACGACCCCGTAATAACAATTGGTTCTGGAACCGCAAATGGACAAACTCAGCAAATATATTTCAATTGTGGTATGGAAGTTAATTTAGATATGAATGATATTGAAATAAAAAATACAGATTTAATTAGTAAAATAATGGACACGCATAAAGAAAAAACAAATAGAGCTTATATACAACAATTTAATTTTAATACAGCTACTCTTCCGACTACTACACGAAGTGATAATCTACAGCCTCCTTGGGAAATTGGCGGTAGTGCTGGAGATGGAGATTGGATAACAATAGGTGTTACTGGTTCTTTTATAAAGGACGCTAATGTAGGTCCACCTTATATTGGGGATGGTGCGAATAAATGGAGAGTAAATAGCAAAGGTAGTATTAGAGCAAACGCTTTATTTGAACTTATAGATAGGACTTCAGGACATCATCATACTATAAAATTTTATGCCGGTTTTAAATTTGGTAAACCAAGTATTAGAATTTTAAATAATAATACATATGATAAAACAAGATTTGGAGCAATAAGAATTGTTTATGGTGCTGGAACTGCTCTAGGAACTTATGTTAAAACTACATATACTGGCTGTGTATTACAATTTCAATTATTAGAATCTTCAAGTCAAACAGCAAGCTCTGCTGATATCGAAATGAATGTATGGCAAAATACCGAAAATAATGGATGGAAAATTTCTAGAGAATCGGTAATAATTAAGGAAAATAATCCTAGATGTTATGTTCCAACAAGTGTAGCACAAGAATATATGAAATACAACCCGATCCCCTCCCCTCCTCCAATTTATAGTGGTCCAAATGGAGATGGGAATTATATTCCAGTAGGAGGTTCCCCATATCAATATAATTTAACTATCGATACATCAGAAGATTTAGTATTGGGAACAAATAATATTTATAAGGGAGAAAAAATAATTACTGATGAATTAAATGCAAAAGATGGGTCATCTTTCGTAAAATTAGCAAAGGAAGGAGAAGGTATACAAATTTATGGTGATGCTGGAAGTCTTGATGGGCTATTAGCACAATCTTCTAATAACGGCACAAATAAAAATGTTTTTACAATAAATCCAAATGCTAACACCCATACAACATTTGAAGTTAAATTAAAACATGGTCCTTCTAGTAATAGAGTAGAAACATCAGGATTAAGTGTAAATCAAGACAATATTAAATTAAAAGTTCCTCTTAATTTATCCACAACAACCGCCGATATTTTAAGTGGCACTTACGGGGGTCAATCAGAATATGGTAAGTTTGAAACACTAGGTTCTAATATTGGCGTAGAGTTAGCTGCATCAAATACTATTGGGAAAAATATAATAAATGCTTCTGGTTCAACTTTGTATGGACAGTTACCAGTTATAAGAACTAGAGAACCATATACTAGTGGTGGTGGCGCTGTTGATAATAATTATGTTATGATAAGTGAAACTTGCTACAATTTAGTAAGTAGATACGGATTAACAGATATGTTTATGGATGGACCAGCTACTTCGGACGCGCAGTCAAATAATAGAAGAAGATTTCATGGAAATGATAATGCTCCTACTGGTAGTAATGCTACAAATTTTTATAGTGTAGGTTTAATTCAAAGTTTTAAGGGTGAAGATTTAAATAAAGATAGCACATCTTATGAAGCTGGAGAATGGGAAACACCTTTTAGAGGAAAAGGATGGTTCACCGGCTGTGCTTTTGGATGGCCTCAAAAATCATCAACAGCCGGTCCATTACAAGTGCGTGGAAATGCTAAGCTTAGATTAATTGTTAATGGTAAAACTGTAATAGAATGGACTAGTTCGAATGCAAATTCGGTTAATGGTTCGGAAAGGACATATAATTTTTCTAATGTAGTCTTAGACTTACCTTCTGAAGACTGGGTATATTGCGGAAATGAACTAGAACAAAGCAGCCTTTCAGATTATCCAAATGATAATGTATATAATTCAAATTTAAAATTTACCACTGAGGGTACTAGTTTAATATATTTTCAAATGGTATTTCCAGGACCAAAAAACAGCAATAATTATATTGAATTTCCCGATGATGATAATATGAACGGAAGAAGCCCGGGAACAGATAGTTCGTTAATAAGAATGAATGCTTTCTTTGCTTCATATCCAAAATTAAAATAATTTTTATTATAAACTCTTCATAACAAATTCGTATATTGAAAAGTTAATAGAATTTACTAATACAGCTCTAAAGGCACAAATAGGATATCCTCTCCATAATGCTCCCTGTCGAAATGCTTGAGAAATACTAATATTTTGAGCTATTTGTCGGCTCATAATTACATCTATAGGATATGAAAAAGTCCAATTTGCTAATCCAGAAAATCCACCTGATAAGAATGTATTATAACCCTTTTCTCTAGCCCAATGATATGAACCAAAATAAAGGCTCATTGCTGTAGTTTCTCTTAAAAAAGTAGAAAATAATCCACGTCCCTTTAATAAATTTTGGATAGACGTTTTTTGATTTGTTTGTTTATGAATTTTATAATGATTAAATCCATAAACAGTTGGAAACGCAATACATCCAGATATAAATCCACTTATAAAATAGGAGCGTGTATATTTTTGTAATCTATCATTAATTGGAAAAACAGTTATATTATTTACCAATGAATTAGTAAGTGGAAAACGCCAACCTTTATAATAATGTGAAATTGGTAATCCAATCCACTTTTTTTTATTTTGAATTAAAACAAGTGTGGTATCAAATGGGTGACCAATAGCTATTTGTCCGACACCAACACATGTAGATGCAATAATATCTTTCATAATTTACATTAAAAGGATATTATTTAAATAATTTATAATACTTTTCTAGTGCGTCCTTCAAATTCTCCATTTTTGATAGCATCTTTGACGCAATTACCACCACACCAATCAGAATCTATTGGAGTAAGACTTCCTTCATTTCTTTTTAAAGTAACATTATCTAAAGGAGTTTTAACGCCTATATATTGGTCTTCGGCATCAAATCCTGAATAATTATTTTGATTAAATGGGGGGTCATCTCTATTGGAATCTGTTAAAAGTTGTGTGGGTGCTTTTCTCATATAAGGGTCACTTCTAAGACCAGCCTTAGGATTTAATGGGTCGTTTAACATACGATACCCTAAATCTCCCTGAGTGTTATAACTTTGTTCATAATATAATATTGGACATTTAATACCAACTTTTTGGGACCATTTAACATATTCTGCGTATTCTTCTAAATTATTAAATTCTATTGGATTAACTCCAGGTATCATAGCTTTTTTGGAATTGATTAAATGTATTTTTTTTCCTTTTTTAACTAATAAGTTAGGACAGTCATTTAAGGAAGCAGGTATACCAAATCCTTCAATTAGATCACTTGACTTGTAATTTAAACAAAATAATAAACCTATAAAAAATGCTATTATTGCTACAATAAATTTTGAATTCATTATATATATATTTGAATAAATAAATTTCTCTCCAGAATATATAAAATGAAAGTTATGGAAGTAAATCCAAATAATTTAAATAAATTTAATGAACTAGTACAGAAAGGAGGAGCTGTAGTTAAGTTTTATGCTGACTGGTGCGGTCACTGTCAAGACTTGAAGCCAAAATGGAATATTATGACATCACATCTAAAAAATACACCTGGAAGTGGATTAATAGCTAGTGTTCCAGAAAATATGATAAGTAGTGTAAATTGTGATAACGAAGTCCCTGGTTTTCCAATAATAAGGTATATGGAAGGTGGTAAGAAACGTAAAGATTACAGTGGAAAAAGAGAAGTGAAAGATTTAGAAAAATTTGTTAAGTCGGCACTTGGAAAGGGTAGTAAAAAGAAAAAAAATAAATCAAAACGGCGACGTAAAAATAAAACAAAAAGAAGAAGAAAAAGAAGCAGAAAAAATAAGACAAAAAAGCGTAAAAATAGATCAAGAAGTGCTCTCCGTGATCGATTTTTTAAAATGATAAGTGGGAATCGTTTCTAATTTTCAAATATAAAAGGCAAACTGTGTTCTAATGTAAATAAAGGTGCTTGGAATGCTGTTTGTGTTAAACTAGTCATAAGAGATGGTCTATTTCCTTCGATTGCGTGTCCTAAAAATTGTAAAATCCACGCAGCTACAAATACTTTATGTGTTTGAGAAAGCCAATTGTTTTCAAAAGTATTTCTCCATATGTGAGTAAGAAATAATAAAACTTGTATATAAACAAACATTACAGAACCTATTTTTATTCCATAAGTTCTGTAATATTGAATGGTATAAAAAATAGTAATTAAATCCTCTAAACTAATCATGTACCAGAAACAACAGTCTTTTCCTTTTCCATTTAAAATTTCAAAATGAATTCTAAGTAGAGAAGTATAATTTAATACACATACTACAATAGCTGGAATACATACTGTATGAATATTTTGATTTATTGGGTGTGTATGAAAAGATTTATAGAAATCTAATTGAGTTTCCATTTATTTAAAGTGATAAAATATCTTTAAATAAATTACATATGTGTTAGATGATTGTATATAACTTGTTCTATTTTTGTAGATGGTTCAAAATGTTCCCACCTATCATAAACTGTATTCATAACATTACAGATAGCACAAGTGCATTCACTTTCTTCAAATTCTTCTTGTTCTTCATCATCATCTTCTTCTGATTCTTCGTCTTCACTATCATTATTCATCCATTCTTTAACATTTTCTTTCATGGCTAGACACTTTTCAAGATTATCATCTCGCGATCCCATTAAAAATAATTCAAGCATAAGTCCACGCTTAATATCTTCGGGTGTAATTTCTTTTCTATGGGTATGACTTACATACATACCGGCTGTTTTAATAGCATTTTCCATAAAAACCATAATAACGGCTGCAGTATTTTCAAAAGTTTCATCAGGCTCTACAAGATTGTTAAACCCTGACCTCATAAAGGTAAAATCATCACCTTCACTCATATAGTATAAGTTATTGTGATGTTTTTATATAAAAATTGATTTAAACATATAATGAATAATTAGGACTAATAACAATGACTGCTAAAAGACCACAATTTAGATTGTTTGATTTTCAAGTGAGTGAACATAGAGAAGAAATTTATGATAAATACGGTAATGTAGAAAGGTCGAATAGAACATTTCTAGTAAAAATGTTTGGTATGAACACAAAGGGAAAGACATATTGTGTATTTGCTAAAAATTTCAAGCCGTTCTTTTATGTATTGGGTAAAGATAACTGGATAAAAGGTCGCGAAGATGTTGCTCTAAAGATGCATATTATTGAAAGATTAAAGAAAGAAAAGACAGGATTACAAGATGATATATGTAGTTGTACCTTAGTAAGTAAAAAAAAGTTATATGGGTTTGATAATTTTAAAAAATATAATTTTGTAAAGATAGAATTTAAGAATGTATCTGCTTTTAATAAGGTAAAAAATTTTTGGTATACTGAAAATAAAGATTACACAAAACGAAGGTTAAGAAAAAATGGTTATGAGTGTAGACGTGGTGATATAAAATTAAAAACAATACTTTATGAATCAAATATTCCACCAATGTTAAGATATTTTCATATTCAACAAATTAGTCCATCAGGATGGTGTACATTTAAAAGACCAGAAATAAAGGAAGCAAAAAGTAAGAAAAATACCTATTGTGATTATGAATATTGGACAGATGCTTCAAATATATTACCATTACCAAATAAGGAAGACGGGATTCCTATGAAGGTAATGAGTTTTGATATTGAGGCTTCATCAAGTCATGGTGATTTTCCAGTTGCTAGAAAAACTTATAGAAAGCTAATGGGAGAAATTATTCAATATTGGACAGTAAACAAAAAAAAAATTAATTCTATGAATCCGGTGGAAAAAAAAGATTTGTTTATTGATTTAGTATTAACAGCATTTGAATTTAAGTTAAAAAAGAATAGAAAATATGAAAATATTAGTAAGGTATATTTGAAAGGTGCGAAATATAAAAAATTCAAAGCACCATCAAGAGATGAAATATATGATAAAACAAATAGACTATTAGGAAAAACAATGGAGGAATTATTAGAAAAACGTGAACCAATTCAAATGGAAGAATATTTTGAATATAAAAAATGGGAAAATATGGATAAATTTGAAAAAGAACAATATAAATTTTGGGACATGTATATTCCAAATAATATCAAAAAAAATAATATTTTATATTTATTAAATTATAAATATGATGCTGGAAAGAAATTAGATATTTTGGATAGAGCATTTACAGGTCATGGAAAGAAAATACTTTCTCTGAGTCATTTCCTTCCAAAATTAGAGGGAGATAAGTGTACATTTATTGGTTCAACATTTTTAGAATTAGGTGAAAAGGAACCTTATTTAAATCATATGGTTGTATTAAGTAAGGAAACAGTAACAACACCAGAAGTAGAAAATAGTGAAGTAATATGTAAAAAGACAGAAAAAGGATTATTGAGGGCGTGGGTAAAAACAATTAAACAACAAGATCCAGATATTATTATCGGGTATAATATATTTGGTTTTGATTGGCACTTTCTAATAGACAGAGCAAAAGAATTAAGTGGTGACGACGATTTTGAAAAAGAATTTTTAGAAACAATGAGTAGAAATAAAAAAGAAAAAAATCCGAAACACGATATGATAGTTAGAAGTACTACTACTGTAGCAAGTGGAACATATGAATTAGTATACGTTAAAATTCCAGGTCGGATTCAAATAGATTTATTGAATTATTTCAGGAAAAATGAAAATTTATCTTCTTATAAACTGGATTATGTAGGTCAACATTTTATTGGGGATGATGTAAAAGATTATGGAACATATGGTTCAGTAACAAAATTAAAAAGCAAGAATTTATTTGGATTAAAGAATGGCCATTATATAGTATTTGAAATTAAGGGTCATTCTTCAGATAAATATTTGAAAGGTAAGAAATTTAAGGTTAAAAATTTGAATTTGAATGATGGTTCATTTGAAATAGAACATAATTTGGATATTGATAAAAAGAAAAAGTTTAGATGGTGTCTAGCCAAGGATGATATCGATCATATGGATATTTTCAGATTATCAAAAGGTGGTCCAGAAGATAAGTCAATAGTAGCAAAATATTGTTATCAGGATTGTAACTTAGTTCATAATCTATTTATTAAAAATGATATATTTACGGCAATGGTAGAACAAGCAGCAATTTGTAGTGTTCCAATTGAATTTGTAGCTATGAGAGGTCAAGGAATTAAATTATTAAGTTTCATATCAAAAGAATCAAGAAATGCTGGTATGTTGATTCCAGTATTAGAAAAATCGACAGCAAATGATGGTTATGAAGGAGCTATTGTATTGATTCCAAAGTGTAATCTTTATAGAGACAATCCAGTAGCTTGTAATGATTATTCGTCTCTATATCCAAGTTGTATGATTAGTGAGAATATTTCACACGATAGTAAAGTATGGACGAAAGAATATGATTTGGAAGGTAACTTATTTAAAATAACAGGAGCTAGAGATAAAAAGGGGAACTTTATATATGATAACTTGGATGAATATAAATATGTAGATGTAAAATATGATACATATGAATATGTTAGAAAAACACCAAGTTCAGCAGCACAAAAAATTAAGTGCGGACATAAGATATGCAGGTTTGTCCAATTTAATGGTAATGATAAAGGTATTATGCCGACTGTATTACGAGAATTGTTAGCATCTAGAAAAGCTACAAGAAAGTTAATAAAATATAAAACGTTAACATTAAAAGATGGATCGACTTATGACGGAATGTTAAGCAAGGGAGATGAATATTATACAATAGTAACCAATAAAGGAGAAACTCAACAAGTTCAAATAGATAAAGTAGTAGACATAAAAGATACATACGATGATTTTATGAAAAATGTTTTCGATAAAAGACAGTTAGCAAAGAAGGTTGTAGCTAATTCATTATATGGTCAAAGTGGAGCAAAGACTAGTGCGTTCTATGATAAAGATATTGCTGCATCAACAACAGCAATGGGTCGTAAATTATTATTATATGCTAAGGAGGTTGTGGAAAAATGTTTTGATAATAAAGTATTGGATACAAAATTAGGAAGGGTGAGAACAAAATCAGAATATATTTATGGTGACACAGATTCTGTATTCTTCTCATTTAATTTGGAAGATTTAGATGGTAATCGTATAGTAGACAAGGATGCTTTAAAAATTACAATAGAGTTAGCTATAAGAGCAGGTGAGATTGCTACAAAATTCTTAAAACCGCCTCACGATTTAGAATATGAGAAAACATTCTTACCATTCTTATTATTATCTAAAAAGAGATATGTTGGATTATTATATGAAACTGATCCGGAAAAATGTAAAATGAAATCTATGGGAATTGTATTAAAAAGGCGTGATAATGCTGCGTGTGTTAAAGATTGTTATGGTAAGGTTGTAGATTTACTAATGAAAGGGGAAACAGTAGATAATGCGGCAAATTTTGTTAGAAACTTTATTAAAGATATGGTAGATGAGAAGATTCCTATGGAGAAGCTTATTATAAGTAAATCTTTAAATGGTTTCTATAAAAATCCAGAAGCAATTGCTCATAAGGTATTAGCAGATAGAATAGGAAAGAGAGATCCAGGGAGTAAACCTTCTGTGGGTTCAAGAGTTCCATTTGTTTATATTCAAACTAAAGGAAAAGTAAAATTACAGGGTGACAAAATAGAAAGTCCGGGGTTTATTAAAAAGAATAATCTGAAACCAGATTATGCGTTTTATATTACAAATCAAATTATGAAACCAGTAACACAAATATTTAGTTTACTATTAAATGATATGAAAGAATTTAAGGGTTCGATAAAGAAAAATCATGAGAAGAAAATAGAAGGTATAAAAATGAAATATAAGGATAGACCAGAAAAGATAGAAGAAAAAATACAATCTTTAAAAGATAAAATGGTAAAACAATTAATATTTGATGACGCGTTACGTATTTGTAATAATAATAAAAATAATCAACGAACATTAGCATCATTCTTTAAAAGAAAATAAATTAAATATATTATTAATTAATTTATTTAAAAATTTTTTTATAAATCATCATCACTAAACCCTTCTATCAATTCAGGAATATCAGAGTCACTTTCTTCGGGAAGAGGTGGTAATGGAGTTTGTGTTATAGAGTTTGATAGACTTCTATTAATACCCAAATAGTCTTGAAGGTGTTGACTAGCTAATGGTGTATCGGTTGTATTAGTTGTATTAGTTGTATTAGTTGTATTAGTTGTATTAGAAAATCCAGGTAATAAAAATGAATATTCTGCGATAAATGTATTACTAGAAGGGTCATTGTTAATTTGATTTGTTATATTATTCATTAATGCTGATGTTACACTTTCTACAGCATTATTAATAATGTCTCTTGTTTCTTGATTATTACTTGTATTGGGTAAAATTGTATTACTAGAAAAATCAATTAATGGTTGTCTATTAACAGAAGGATTTTCAACATCATTTTCTCTCCGTAAACTTCTTCTACAAACAGGACATCTATAATCAAAATTTGTTAAATACCTATTTAAATGACTACGTGTAAATATGTGTCCACAGGGATTAATCCTAGAAATTTCGTCGCTATTCAAAAAATTTTCTTGAGTAAAAGGACATATAGTTTGATTAGTAGTTTCAGAGATATCACCATATATCATGTTAGTCGTATTAGTAGATATATCTATATCACTTAAGGGTTGTGGGACATTTCCCATATTAAGTGTATTATTTATAAAGTTTTGAAATACATCTCTAGGAATAGTAGTGGTGGTAGTTCTGGTTCTAGTTCTAATACGCCGTGGTCTAATTGATGTTTCTCTAGGTAATAAACTACTCCTATTACGACCGGTACTGGAGGTATTTCTAGTATTTCGTGGAAATATATCAGTGGATGTAGTATTATTCGAAGGCCATGAAAAATTATAAGAAGTATTGTTAATAGGTGATTGGGATGGGGCTCTATTCAACCTAGATGTAGTATTATTTCTAAAAGTAGAGTCAGAGTCAGAGTCAGAGTTACCAAAATTAAAAACAGGAGGAGGTGGAATTCTACCTGTAGGCCTACCGAATGGATTGTTAATCGGCAGATTAGCTAAATTTCTACTTTGTCTTTCTATTTCTAAATATCTTAAAAGTAAATTACTAAAAGCAGTATTCATTTCTCTCTGTGCATTAATATAAGTTATTATTGAGTTACTTTGTTCTCGTTGAATACCGCGAAATATATCTATGTAATCGTGTAGTAAACTAGATATGCTATATCGATTATCCATAATGATATTATTAAATATATAAAAAAATGTGTTTAAACGATTATGTCATTATTATTATTATATAACAGAGATGGAAGAAACTACGAAAGAATTTGGTTCTGATCAGCTTGATATTACTCTTTTTAAAGACTTTGAAGATAAAGGTTTAACAGGATTAGCAAATTTAGGGAATACTTGTTTTGCTAATAGTGCTTTACAATGTTTATCACACACGTATGAATTGAATTTGTTTTTAAATAAAGGCAGTTATAAAAAACGATTAAATAATAAGCCAGATTCATTAATTTTATGTGAATGGGATAATTTAAGAAAAATGATGTGGAGTGAAAATTGTACAATATCTCCAGGTGGATTTATTGGTGCTATTCAAAAAGTAGCTCGAATTAAAGACCGTGTAATTTTTACAGGATGGGCTCAAAACGATATAACAGAATTTTTACAATTTATTACAGAATGTTTCCATACCGCTATATGTAGAGAAGTGGAGATGAATATTACGGGTTCAGCTGTATCTTCTACAGATAAATTAGCAGAAACCTGTTATAAAATGATGAAAAATATGTATAAAAAAGAATATTCAGAATTTTTAAGTATGTTTTATGGTATTCATGTGAGTCAAATAAAATCTTTAGAAAGTGATTATGAAAATATTACACCAGAGCCTTTTTTCAATATTACACTTCCAATGACTAAAAAAAATTCTTTAATAGCTAGTTTTGAAGAATATATAAAGGTTGAAAAAATGGAGGGAGATAATATGATATTAAATGATAAGGCAAATAAAAAAGAATGCGCTCAAAAGCAGATAAAATTTTGGAGTTTACCAGATGTTTTAGTTATAACGTTAAAACGATTTGATAATAGAAATAGAAAAAATCAAGCATTGGTAGATTTTCCTTTAGAAGGATTGGAGCTTTCAAAATATGTTATAGGATATGATAGATCGAGTTATGTATATAATTTGTATGGTATTTGTAATCATAGTGGAGGTTCTCAGGGGGGTCATTATACCGCATTTATAAAAAATCCTAATAAAAAATGGTATCATTTTAATGATACAATGGTAACTGAAGTAAAAAATTTAGCAAAATTAAAAGGACCACAAGCATATTGTTTTTTCTATAGAAAGCAAAAGTAAATAATTTGTATATATATATATAATGGAAAGTAACGTAGAAGTATCTCCAAGTGGTGGTTTTTCACAAATATATAATTCAATGAATGGTTCAATTGCAAATGCTAATCCATTAGTTTTAATAGCATTAACAGCAATTGTTTTATTTTATTTTATATTATTTTCTTATTTAGGGTATAATCCTATAGCACAAAGACAAGAACAAAGCCCTGGTATGAAAATGATAGAATTATTAATGTGGGGACTATTAGTATTTTTAGTATTAATAAACGGTATTCAATACTTTTTTAAATTAGATATTAAGACAGCAATCAAAAATATTTTTCAAGGAAAACCAGAGGTGGATATTACAGTAGCACCAGAAAAACGTTTTATTGAAAAAACCGGGAATAAATTAAATAAAGATGTAAAAAAGATTGGGGAGGAAATCGAAAATGATTTAGGTTTAGGTAATTTTAGAGAAGGTGGTGGTTCTGGATTTGGCGGAGGCGAAGTATTTAACGTTAGTAGTAATAAATATACTTATGACGATGCGAAAGCGTTATGTAAAGCATATGGGGCAAAATTAGCAACATATAATCAAATAGAAGACGCTTATAAGAGTGGTGCTGAATGGTGTAACTATGGATGGTCAGAAGATCAAATGGCGTTTTATCCAACTCAAAAAAAAACTTGGAAAAAACTTCAAAAAATAAAGGGACATGAACATGATTGTGGTCGTCCAGGAATTAATGGAGGTTTTATTGATAATCCAAATGTTCGTTTTGGAGTAAATTGCTTTGGAAGTAAACCATCTATATCAGAGGAAGAACAGGATATAATGAATAATGCTTCTATATATCCAAAATCAAAGGAAGACCGAAAGGTAGACAGATTAGTAAAGAAATATAAGAAAAATTTAGATAGTATATTAATTAATCCGTTTAATCATAACAGTTGGAGTCAAATATAAATTTATAGTAATATTTATTATAAATTTATTTCAAATGATTATAAATAAACCAAAAAAATACCATTATACAAAAAATAACTTTTAATGTTTTTCTTTCATTTTCATTATCGTCAGGTAAACGTGCTAATCTTCTTTCTATTTCAGAGGTAGTAAGTGTATTTCTAGGAGGTGTTCTTGCTCTTTTAACTTTGCGTTTTCTTAATTTTCTCCAATTTGGTCTACCACCCGTGGGGCTATGACATATAATACATTCGGGTTTTATGTTATACCATTCATTAAAACATTTAAAATGACATTCATAGATACATTCACAATTTAAATTTAAGAAACAAGGGCGTTTAATATCTTCGTGACATATCATACAAGTAAATTTTTTTTTTCGACTGAACATAATAAGTATATAACTATTTAGTTATATGTTTATTATATTTTTTTAAAGTTATCTCATTTTTCGTGTTTTCTTTTTTCTTTTTTTTCTATTTTTTCGGGTTTTTCCTCTCTTTTTCTCTCTTTGTTCTGATAGATTTAATAATTTATTATAAATATCATCTCTAATTACTCCACCATCCAAAGTTCTACTATGCATATTTTTTTCAGGATTTTTGAGTTGTTTGTGCATTACATATAATCCAACCGGTATTCCCATATTTCCAAACTTATTATGACTACCTATACCTCCTCCTATCATAGCAGGCATATCGTTCTTTCTAAATAAGTTATCAAATTTCATTCCTATAGATTCAATACCTCCTCCTTTATTTTTATATATAACAAAATCATCTTCATTCATTATATATAATATTTATAATTAATTTTATTTTATTTTACTTAAATACGGGTTCTGCTAATTCAGGACACGCATAAAAAATATTCAGATCAAAATTATCTGAAGTATGGTCATAAATAATATCAGCAATTAGGTCTCCTAATTCATTTTTCCAATCTTTTGTAAATATAGTATCATTTCCAAAAGCAGTATTGTAATCTTCATAAATCTTTGCTAATTTATGTTTGGTTTTAGCTTCAAATTTCCAATAAGCTTCTGTTACTAAAATTTCACGCGTTTCTTTACAATTTAAAAATTCTTCTAATGAAACATCTCTTACAATTTCTTCCATTGTTCTATTATCTTCTACATCCGCTATTGTATCATCAACATATTTTGGTTTTTTTATACTAGGCATCTTTAACAATTACGATATATATAAGAAGCCATATAATCTCTAAATGCTTTTTCATCTTTAATTAGGTATCCATCCTTTTTTAATACATTGGTTATTTCTTGTAACATTCTGTTTAAAATATTTTTTACTATAATACCATCATTAGTTTCACTATTTAACCAACTTTGAAAATTATCTTTACGATGTTGTTCATGTAGTTTTGCTAAACCATCAAATAAATCTTTGTGTTTTTTATCAAACTTATAATTATCATCAGTTAGCTTTTTTATAACGAGTTTAGGTTTATCGGTCATTTTAATAATAATACGAATAATAACTTTAAATGATTTATGTATATGATCTTTTAATATCATATTTAAAGCTAGTTTGTCTTTTACTTTTAATGTGTTTAATAATATTTTTTACAGCTTCTTCATTTTCAATACAATCTTTTAATGCGTCTTCAACAAGACCATATGTTAACGGAGATGTTTGTTTAACATTAGCAAATTTTAATTTTCCATCGCTAATTTGAATAACCGCATTTTCTAAATTATTATTTTCAGCATAACTAAAAATAGAAGTTGTTAAATCAGTTCGCTGTGAGCGTAGTTCTTTTGCTTGATTTTGTAATGCTTTAATTCTATTATCAATAGAAACCCAGTTTTGGATATTTTTTTGAAATCCTTCACTCATTTATTTTAACATATAAATATAATTTTAAATCATTTATATGTTATTATTTAACGACGACGACGGGAACGACGCTTTTTCATTGTCTTTCTGCGCTTTCTGCGACCACCTTTCTTCTTAGCTACGCGTTTTTGCTGACGTTTCTGTGCTTTGTAAAGAAGGAAAGGTAAAAGAGCTGTCTTAAGAGCACCCATAACAGATCCACCTTTGCGACTTTTACGGGCTTTGCGACCTTTGCGTGATTTACGCTTGCGATTTCTTTTCATTGTATGACTAGGCATTATACTATAAGTATAGAAATTATCCTTTTCGAGGAATAAGAATTTTATTCCGCAATAATAAAATAAATATTCCTAAAATTAATAAAAAACTAATAAATACAAATATGATAGATAAGAAAATATAGGGATAAATTTCTTTTATTAACATATCAATTAATGGACGCATTAGTTCTTTAAATTCTTCTTTTACATCTTCACGATGTAATACTTTTAAACATTCATTAACTATCGTTTCTTTTAATTCCATTGTTAGTAATTATAAATATTTTTATATTTGAATGCGTACTAGTTTAAAGTTTAATTTCTAAATTTAACCAAATGGAAAATATAATTCAATTAAACAATATGGTAAATTTTGATTTTAGCAATATTTCATTGAAAAGTCCTAAACCTATTCAAGGAGGTTCGTTTTTATCAAGTATAAAACACAATAACAACGCATTAATAATTCAAACCCCTAAAATTAAAACAAAAAAAGGAATCACTCAAACAAGTAAACATGTATATACCGATTTAGTTTTTGAAAATGATCAGAGTGAATTTGTAGATTGGATAGAAAACTTAGAAGAAAGAGTTCGAGATATTATACTTAGTAAAAGTGAAACTTGGTTTCATGAACCAGTTACTTTAGATGAAATAGAATATAACTGGAATAATTCCGTAAGAACATATAAACAGACTAAACAATTATTAAGAACATTTATTCATAAAAACAAGGGTGTATCTAGTAGTATATTAAAAATTTATGATGTCGATTATAATACGAAACATATTAATGATATTACAAAAGATACATCTATTATATGTATTTTAGAAATAATTGGATTAAAGTTTTCAAGTACAAGTTTTCAAATGGATTTTTGTCTAAGACAAGCAATGTTATTAGAAGATAAGCCAATATTTAATGAACCTTTAATTAAATTTTCTTCTGAAAAAGTTTCTACAGAAAAAAATGGAGAGAAAAATGTAACCTTTTTAGAGAAACCTGAAGAAATTACTTTAGAAAAACCAAAAGAAGTTGTAGAAAATTTAGAAATTAATTCTCAAGTCGAACAAGAAGTATCAGAGACATCGGATGTATCTTCTAACAAAGCAAATAATTTAGAAAAAATAGATTTAAGCAATAATGAAATAGTAAAAGAAGACTTAATACCACAAAAAAATGAATTAGAAATAACAAATGAAATACAAGAATTTAATAATGAAATAAATGAAGTAAATTTAGATAGTTTAGAAAAAGATATAGAACCACAAGAAGAACAACAAGATATAGAACCACAAAATAATGAATTAGAAGAAGTTGATTTAACTTTTGATGAAAAAGATGCTATAACTTTAAAAAAACCAAATGAAATATATTTAGATATTTATCGACAAGCAAGAGAAAAAGCAAAAAAAGCAAAACAAGAAGCGATTAAGGCATATTTAGAAGCGAAACGAATTAAAGAATTATATATGCTTGAAATTATTGATAGTTCAGAAGATGAGGTAGATAGCGAATCTAGCGAAGAATCCGGTGATGATGAATTATTTAGCGAAAACTAATACATATAGTGAAAAATTTTATGTTTAGATTAATATATAATGAACATGTTAAAAAAACTTGTAAAAAAAATTACTAGCAAACCTATGTTAATGGCTATTGCCGCTGTTGTTGCCGTTGCAGCATTATATTATTATTCCCAAGGATTTAGTAGCCCATTAGTTGGTATGTCTAATGCTAACAAAGCTGCTGAAGCAGTTGATTCTTCTTCCAGCTGTGCTGCCGGAGGCAACAACTTTGTTCCTGCTTCTCCTATGGGACAAAATGCTGGTGAAGCCGCTGCTAATGGTGCGGTAACTGATACATATGGATTACCACCTAGTTGCGCAAAACAGCAAGTTGTAGACCCTTCAGAACTCCTTCCAAAGGGTGGAAATGAATTTAGCAAATTAAACCCAATGGGTGCCGGAGATCTTAAAAATGTAAGCCTTCTTAAGGCTGGACATCATATCGGCATTAATACTGTAGGACAAAGTTTAAGAAACGCCAACCTTCAGCTTCGTAGTGAGCCAGCTAATCCACAGCTTAATGTTGGACCTTGGAATAACACCACTATCTCATCTGATAACATGAGACGCCCATTAGAAATTGGATGCGGTTCTGCTTAAATTATATTATTACTATTAAGTTTTATAATAATAATATATACAATGAATGATTGGTTTGGCTATTTTATTATATTATTTGTAATAGGATTTATCATTAAAATATATTTTGAATCGGAAATGTTTCATTTGAAATGTATTGTTAGTGATGAAGATGGTAATACGTATTGCGTCAGAGAAACTCCAAAATTAGAACTTGTTGCTGATTTATTAGCACGCACAACAGAAAAACTAAAACAACTTGTAGAATATGTAAAAGAAGAATATCCTAATAGAGAAAATGTTAAACGACTTGCTGAAAAATTTAATCCAAGAAAAATAAGTGAAACATTGCCCACAAGTAAATATACAGCTTATTCAGAAAATAAAGGGGAAAAACTTGCCTTCTGTACTACTACAACAAAAGAAGGCTCCAAGTTGATTGATGAAAATACTCTAGCATTTGTAGCTGTTCATGAATTAGGTCATGTTATGACGGAAAGTGTAGGGCATACAAAGGAATTCTGGCAGAACTTTAAATTTTTATTAAAAAATGCTGTAAAAATTGGTATTTATGAACCTATTGATTATAAAAAGAAACCTAAAAATTATTGTGGAATGAAAATTACCGATAATCCTTACTACGATTTATAAAAGAATTACATATTCACAATCATTGGTTCCGGATAAATCTTCTGAGAGTCCTGTAATAGTGCCTTTTTTTCAGCTCTAATAGCCATATTTCTTAAACTACTTGATGTATATAAACTTGATTTACGTCTAAAAACTTTAAATTTAATTATTTCTTTACAATCATATATTGGATCACTCTCATATATGTTTGTAAAATTATTTGGAATTTCTGGGAAAAATGTATCACATTCATAATCTCCTTGTATTTCTGTGTAAAATATAGAGTCAACCATTTTATTTTTTAAAACATCTTTATAAACACTCTCTCCACCAATTACCCATATATAATCAAATGTATACGGCCCGTATGTAAAATATATACCATCTAATGAATTTGTAAAACTTACATCTCCATCCACCCATGGTCTAGTTTGAACTGTTCTTGAAGTTAAAACTATATTTTCTCTTTTAGGCAAAGGTCTATTTTTTTCAGGAATACTTAGCCAAGTTTTTCTTCCCATTAGAACCGCATTATTTTTCTCTCCAATTGTTAATTCTTTAAAATATTTCATTTCTTTTGAAAGTTTCCATGGTAACTTATTTTTAAATCCTATGCCTCTATTTTTACAAGCCGCAACAACAATATTCATAATTATATAATAAAAATATAGGATATATTTATATAGATGTCACAAATATATAAAGTAAATTTGTTAGACAAAAATATTATACAAAAAATTTTTGTTTTTAAAGGTAAATATGAAATAAATGAAGAGTCGAATCAAATTACTAGTAATCCTGGAAATTTTATCATTTTTTCCAAAAAAGAACTAGATAATATTAACACAAATAATATACAAATTCAATATATTGATCAACTAATTTATGATGATGACTCTATTTTAAGGATTAAAGAAAAAATACTTATGGAAGCGCGCGGATTAAGTATTTCTATTAATCAAATGTATCTATTTATAAACAGTCAAAAAAAATTTAATATACACGATACTTATTATAAATTAACACAAAAAGAAACACATGAATTAAATATTAATACATTAACAGGATTTTTACGTAATATCACTTCTAATAGTTATAATTTAAACAGTAAAAATATTGATATTCCACAAGATAAACAATTTTTTACTTTTGATGAACTAAATGAAATTAATTTTGATTGGGAAGATAATCATTTTTTTCAGAATTCGTTGGGTCAAAATGCACAATATAAAACACAATATCCATATATAGTTAATCCATTTAATTGCTCAGATAGCGATAGTTTTATCTTAAATAATGATATTGTTAACACGCAAAATTCTACCTTATTATTTAAATTTTTCCCTGTAAAAAATAATAATATTTTTTTAGCAACTACCCAACACGTTATTGAATATGCTGAAGAAAAAAGTCTTAATATTCCTTTTTTTCTAAAATTATATTTTCCTATTTTATTTTCCGTTGATAATGTTCAAAGTAAAACCGAATTTGAAAGAAAAGCAATGGAACTAATTGACCAAAATAAAAAACGTGTTAAAAAATACTATAATTCATATAATAATTTTATAAATTTGTTTTATGATTTGGTATTATTTGATGGAACAAGTAATTTTGAATTCAATCAACAAGGAATAAACTATTTTGAATTTGTTATTCATCCCAATAGTATTATTAAGTTGCCTCTTGAAATTTTATTCAAAACTATACACTCAAGTGAAAAAATACCACTTATTAAATATAATCCAGGTGAAGGATATGAAAATATTTATAGAGTTTTTACAGATAATTATTTATCCTTAACTGGAATCAAAGTTCCTTATTTATATGTAAAAAATAATTTTAAAAAATACAAAATATTAGAACTTATGAAAACTTTATCAAAAAATACCAGTATCGGATTTTTTATTGTTGAAAAATATCTTCAAAATAATTTTGAAATATATTGTGATTTTTTAGAAAATGGTAACATTCACATTAAAGTAAATTGTCCTATATTAATATCAAAAGATCAAGCAGAAGTTCTTATAAAAAAATCCATAAATGAAAATATTTTAAAACAAATTACTAGTTATTTAAAACAAACAGGGTATGACTATGTATTATTCGATAATTTTTTTGATGATAATATTGAAATTATAGATATTAATTATACTTTTAAAGTGGAAAACAAAAAAGTATTAAAATTAAATAGCTATATTGGATGTATTAGTTCTATTTTTAATATATTATCAAAAGATGCTTTAAAAACAAGTGAAGAGATTCGTCTTATGTATAAACGTGTCTCTGGATTTAAAGTTATGGATAGTATAAAAGCTTTTATAACAATACAACGACAGAAAGGATTAATTGGGTCTAATTTAATTCAATCTATGATGGATAATTTTCCTGAAAAGATTTCAACTAAGGAAAGAGCAAATGAAATATTAGCTGAATGGAATGATGAAATTACGACTACATTAGAAACTTTTGGGAATAAACTAATAAAAATAGAAAATAATCCAGGATTTAATACAATAATTACTAACGAATTAACATCCGGTCATAATAATACATTATTTATTATTAAAAATATAAATGATATTGATTATATCAAGTATTTAAATGTATATATTACTTCATTAATAAAAATCTTATTAAAAAAGGTAAAAACGAAAGAAAATAAAAGTAAAGTTAAACGTATTTGTAAGGTCGTAAAAAATATAGAACAAGTAAATGAACAAGTTGATGTTAATACAAATTTGCGGTCAGGATTACTAACTTTTGATGCTAGTTCCTCTTCTGAAATAGATGATGATGATATATTAGATGATGATGATAGTGAATTAGATGACGATGATTTAATTGATGATGATGAGGATGAGGATGAGGATGAGGATGATGATGAGGATGATGAGGACGAAGATGAGGACGAAGATGATGGGGATGATGAGGAGGATGAGGATGAGGAAAAATCTAATAGTAAAAAAGACCCAACTCCAGATGAAAGTAGTGTAGAAAGCTTAGGTGAAATACCAGAATCTCCTAGTAATAAAGACCCAACTCCAGATGAAAGTAGTGTAGAAAGCTTAGGTGAAATACCAGAATCTCCTAGTAATAAAGACCCAACTCCAGATGAAAGTAGTGTAGAAAGCTTAGGTGAAATACCAGAATCTCCTAGTAATAAAGACCCAACTCCAGATGAAAGTAGTCTAGAAAGCTTGGGAGAATCACCTACTGTAGCTTCCAATAAAAAAGTTCCAACACCTGATGAAAGTAGTCTAGAAAGTTTGGGTGATGATGATAGTGAAGAAGTGTTTAGTGATGATGATAGTGATGATGATTCAATGAGTGGTGGTTCAGATAGTGATAGCGAGAGCGATGATGATGAAGAATTACGTCAAGATTTAACACATATAAAATTAAAGGGGCAAAAAGGATATATGACTCAAAGATTATCTGGAAGAGATCCTGAATTATTTTTGAAAAAAGATAAAAATGGCTATAAATCTTATAGTAAAAGTTGTCAGTCACAATATAATAGACAACCAATTATAGTAAATCAAGAAGAATTAGATTATATTAATAGCAGAGATAATGATGAGAATATTAAATCATATGATGAAGTTATTAGTTATAATAATCCAAATAATAAAAAAAAATATAGTTATATTTGTCCACGATTTTGGTGTTTAAGAGATGATAATGGTAAAGCGAGAAGTTTATCATTAAAACAAGTTAATGAAGGAGAATGTGGTGGATGGGATGCGGTTATACCAGAAGGTGCAAAAACAGTTCCACAAGGAAAAAGAATAATGGAATTTACTTCTGAAAGATATCACAGACAAGGCTCTAAGTTGAGTGCTAATGATCCTGCTAGAAAATTAGTATATAAACCATTTTATCCAGGGTTTCTTCCAAAAGAAAAACACCCAGATGGTTTATGTATTCCTTGTTGTTTTCAAAATCCATTTACAGGAAATGCTAAAAATACAGATGATAAATCGTTAGAATATAATTACTTTTCAAATAAAAATGGCCCAAATCAAATGAATCCAACATATGATACAGATGAAAATGGTAATATAATTTTAGATAGTATAAGAGGTGATAGAATTCCTAGACAAAAAGGTAAACCTAATAAAAATTATAATGATTGTAGCGAAACATCAAGTAATATAAAGACAAAAGTAAAAACAAGTATTGATAGTACACCGGTTTTACATTTTCCTTTAAAATCGGGGCAATTAGGGTATATGAATGAATCCTTGCAAAAATTTCTTGGATTTGATAATGCGTCTATTTGTTATACATCCAATACATCTAATAATTTAAATAAAAAACTAAAATTAAATAGTTATTGTTTATTAAGATTAGGGGTTGAAAAAAACAAACAACAATCATTTTTATGTTTATTAGCAGCAGTATATCCTTATTATAAAAAACGAGTTGATGAAAATGGAAAAATGTTATCAAGTAAACCTCACAGTCTGGAAACATTTAAACGCGAATTTTTAAGTAATTTAACAATAGAGAAATTTATACAAGTTCAAAATGGTATATTATTACAAGTTTTTAAAGATGAAAATCGAACCATTTCAACCAATACACTAAAACTTTATGAACAATCAAGTGAAATTATAAAAAGTTTTGCTAGTATAAATTTAAAAAAATCAATTATTCAATCATATGAAAATTTTATAGAATATTTTAATGACCCCAATGAAATAATAGATTATACATATATTTGGGATTTTGTAACAAAACCAAAAGAACAAGGTGGTGTATTATTCGAGGAAGGTATAAATTTATTATTATTTTCCAATCCCAATGATGATATAACAAATAAAATAGAATTAGTTTGTCCGACAAACCATTATAGTGATGATTTTTACAATGAAAGAAGAAGAACGCTTATGATTTATGGTAAGGATGGGTTTTTTGAACCTATATGTCAAGTTTATACAAAAAGTACAACAAAATTTGCTATTTATAGATTTTTAACAGGGGCGTTTTGGAAAGACCATATAGAATGGAAAGAAAATACAGATTTAGCAGAAACAATAAGAAAAATACAAAAAATGCTACAAGATAGTTGTTATTATAAAAATGGTATAATTGATAAGGCAAAATACGACTTTAATTTAAATAAACCATCAAAAATAATCATAAAAGAATTAAAAAAAATAGGCATAAATAAATCAAATATAGTTCAAGTTATTAATAGTAATAGTCAAGTAATAGGATTAATAGTAAATTATAATGATAAAAATATTTATGTTCCTACTATTTATTCAGGATTAGTAATAGATATGCCTTATATCTATATTAATGAATATACAGATTATTTATCATATGAAGATACAAAGGAAATTTTAACCGAATTAAATGTAAATTCTTCACAAGAAATAGTTTGTAAACCATTGAAAAAGGTAGTGGATACAAATATGATTGTGGGAATTATAACAGAAACAAACCAATTTGTGCCTGTTATACCAGAAGTATATGAAGAGTCGTCAAGTGAATTAGAAGATTTGCCTGTAATTATTAATAAGGGATTAAACAATGTTTTACATACAGATAAAGAATTAATGGTATCTAATGAAATAGATGAAGAAAGATTATTATTAATAAAAAAAATCGATATGGAAAATAATTTTTATAATTTGTTTCGGAATACCTTTAAAGTTATTATTAATTATGATTCAAATAAAGAAAGAAAAAAAAATATAGAAGATGCTATAAATGATATTACAAATACTTACAAAGCTAAGATGAACTATTTACAGAAACAAATACAAACAATACTACGTGGTTCTATTAAATTTACAGAGATGTCTGATTTATCAACAATAGAAGATTATATAGATATGGAAAACTGTTTAGGGTTAACAAAGGGTGATTGTAAAACAAAACAGCATTGTTTTGTTAAAAAGAATGCTTATGGAGTTTGTGGATTATTATTACCCAGAACTAATTTATATAACGGATCAAATAATAGTAAATTTTATATTAAAAAATTAGCAGACCAAATTATTAGATATAACAAAATAAGAAAATATTTATTTACTCCAAGAGCATTTTTATCCTTTCAACGTGTAAACTACAAAATAGATAATGATGAGGTTGTAGTATTAGAGGAAATCTTATTAGAACAGTATTTAAAAGACATTAAATTAGCAGAACAGAATAATTATATAAAAACAAAAAAAATATATGATTTAGTCAAGAGTGAAAAAATAATTAGTTCAAAATATATAGATAATTGTATTGTTATAAATAATAATATTAAAAATATTAAACTAAGTAATCTTGTGAAAAAATTAGTAAATATTCCAAATGAAACAAAGGAGGATTCAAAAAAAAATAAACTTTCAATTACAGAGTATTTAAATACTAGTTCATGTGCATTTAGATTTATAGAATATATTATAAATAAAGAAGTAGAGGAAAGTATATCAATAACGCAATTAAAGGAAGTTTTAATAGATTTTTATTTAAATGCTAATTTTCCAAATGAATTAATTCCATATGGAAGAGGCAGTGATGATAATAATTGGAGTTTTTTTAGTATAGTTCAATGGTATTCATTTCAAACAATACATACTGAAAATGTTCATAAACAACCAATGAATAAAAAAAATGTATTCATTTCGGATATTATTATGAGAGATAATTATATGCCTACAGAATTGGATTTGATTGTTTTATTAGACCATTATCAGATTTCGTGTATTATAAAACCAACCAATAGAGGATTTGCTATGGCTCCCGATTTTCTGAAAATGAATATGGGAAATAATGAAGATAAAAAATATGTAATTGTTACATATGTAAATAAAAACAAGAGAAAAGTTCCTACAAAAAATATAACTTCTACTATAAGTTTTGGGTTATTAACATATGATAATAATGAAAGTATTCCAATAGAAAATTTAAATAGAAAAAATATAATAAAATCTATAACATTAAATTCATTTGTAGAAGCATTTATAGATAGTAGATATACCTTTCAGACAAAAACAAAAGAGTCAAAAAAGAAAAAATCAGTAAAAAAATTAGGAAAGAAAAAAATGCCTAGTAAATAATTTAATTTATTTATATATTTAATTAAATTATCTTAAGTAATTCAATCCAAAACTCATATTTCTATTTCTATTTCTATTTCTAGTTGAATTTACATTGAGTTGTAAATTATTATTTAAATTTCTAATATTTTCCCTTGATGAATTAGCATTATTGTTTAAATTAGGTATTCCATTTATTACTCTATTTACTGGTGTTCTATTTATTACTCTATTTACTGGTGTTCTATTTATTACTCTATTTACTGGTGTTCTGGGTATTTGATTTCGAGAAACAAACGGGTTTATTTGTGTATCTATAACAGGTGGAGGAGGTGGCGAGTGCGTTGGTCTGGAAATAACGACAGTAGGAGCTGGAGGAGGCGGTGTATATATAACTACCGGAGGAGGAGGTGGGGATGGTGTAGATATAACGACAGGAGGAGGAGGAGGTGGTGTAGATATAACGGCAGGTGGAGGAGTAGCAGGAATTGTAACATTAATAGGCGGTATAACATTTTCTACAATATCTAAACTAGTATCATCACTATCGCTCTCAGAAAAAGAATCATTAAATGTAGACCGTATTATTCTTCTTCTTAGAGCCCCTCTGCGGTTTCTTATTTGAGATACTAAATTAGGAGGAGGCGGCGGAGGATTGGTTCTAGACGGTCTTTCTGCTAATGGGACATATCTCATAACATCAAATCCCCGTTCGAATCCAAATTCAGGACTTTCTTTTACATAATCCTTTAATTGTTTTTTAAGTTGTTTTAATTTTTGATCTCTAACTATTGGATTACAAGAAAATTTACTCAGAAGATAATTTAATAACATTGGTTTAAAATTTTTAACAGCTTTAGTTCTGGCTGTAATTGAACAATAGTTAGTAAAAGTTAAGTAATCTACCTCTTTTCTATAATCATGGAGTAAATTTAAAACTTGTTCAAACAGTTCATAATAATTATTAGCATTCAAAAAGTTAATAATAGCCACTTCCTTTAAAGTTGTATAATAGTATAATTGATATTTTGATATAGTCATATTACATTTAAAAAATGTCGTAATACACATAGGTAAATTTATGTACATATTTAAACACTTAAAATAAATATTATATAAATTATGTTTTTTAAATGGTAAATTAGTATATGGATTTTTTAATTCGATTGGCTTAGCAAAAAGACCTTGAGAATTTAATAATGCTAATTTCCAACAACTTATTAAATCTCTTAATTTAAAATTATAGAGTGTATTATTTTCTATAATGGATATTTTTTCATTATTAGGTAGTTGTTCTAATAGATTCAAATGTAAATCAGTATCTATATCATACTTAACAGCTTTTTTATATTTATATAAACGAGCAATAGAATTTAATCTATTCATAATTTTTTTAACAGAAATATATAAATCCATTAATGTTTCTTTATCCGGTTCAGTAATAAATTCTTCTTCTAGTATACTATGTTTAAAAATATGAAACATATTTTCTTTTTTCCAATTAATTAATAAAAAAATATTTATTAACGAAGTAGATATATTTTTTACCTTCGACATTCTAAGTATTAATTCTTTAAATAAAATCATTCTTGTTATATTATGTAGATATAATAAGAATTTATAATTTAAAATCCAGGGTCATATTCAGTAGAAATATCACCACTGTATTTACCTTGGATATATTCTGTAGATGTATTCATAACAATATTTTGTTTACTACAAGGTTCATCTTTATTTACCTGTAAGAAATCACTAATATTAACTTTCTCTTCTAATTCAGCATTATCTAATTTATTAATTTCTTCCATATTTAACATAATTTGGAAACTACCTGTTCCGTAATAACCTTCTTGACCACACATAATGTTAGATGAAACGCCAGTCATTAAGTCTAATTCTGCATGGCGAGCTGCTCTTAAGAACATTTCAGGTGTTTCCTCAAAACTAGCCTTAGCAATAGGACCAATATCATCATTATTAATACCGTGTCTAAATACACTTACCATTTTTTTAGTAGCACACATTCTATCACATAATAATGCTAAATGATGATAATTGATATAATTACCATTTGCTTCAAAAGCTTCATTAATTTCATTAAAGATACATTGACGAGCAGCTTCAATTCCCAATGTTCTGTATACCTCTTGGATATTATTACTATATGTTTTGTTAGCATCAACGGTGTCTAATGCTAAAAGTTGTTTTAAATTACTACCAACCGTATCTAAAACCCAAATATCTTCAGGAACATAATTTCCATCTTTTGGAACCATATGATTTACTACTTTACGCAATATAATTTTTGGAATTCCCTTAACTCCTTTAAGAATGATATTGTTTAAAATATTTTCTTGAAGATTTTTTAACATATAGATATCATCAGTTTGATCTAAATATTTCTTTTTGTTAGCAAGTAGAGAAGATTTATTATTAATTAGTCTAATTCTAAAGATAAGATTATCATCATTTAAATCGCTAAAGATACAATCAACATTTGCTTTTAATACATTTTTAATAGCAAAATGAATATCATCCATATTAATATTTCGCTCCATCATTGCTTCTCTTTCTAATTCAATACGAATTACCCATTTGCTATTTTCATTTGAATCCTTTTTCTCATTATCTTCTGCTCCTGCATCACACATCATTTTTTGGAATTCAATATGTTGTTTGATTAAAGCGTGGTCTTCATCAATAAGTGTATCATCAGGTTTGGGGTCAAAACAAATACCAACAGATTTTGTAATATCTTTAATAGAAGTATATTCTAATGAATATTTTATTTCCTGTGCCTTTTCGACATTAGTTTGATGTTCCTCTTTTAGATAAATAGTGCATGAAGGCATTTTAGGATTTTCACTAATTGAAAGTATTTCTTCAATTCTTGGAACACCACGAGTTACATTGGATTTAGATGCTACACCAGCAAAATGGAAGGTGTTAAGTGTCATCTGTGTAGTAGGTTCTCCAATACTTTGTGCACTGACCATACCAACCATTTCACCGGGATTAACAACTGCTTTATTATAATTAATAGTAAGAGTTTCAAGTAATACAATTAATGCTTTTCTATTAAATCGTCTCATCATAAGAAGTTCCTTGGGAGTTAAATAGTAATACCATGCGATTTTAAATAGTTCAGTAGGTTTAGCATAAGTAGATTGGAATAAATCAGTAAAGTATTTATCAATTAATGTATATGCTTCAAGTGGAGTAATATCAACAATGAAATTCGGTTGAATATTGAATTGATGTTGAATATTATTCATTATTCTAAGGAAATGAACAGGGATATGTATTTCGATTTTATCAGAGTAATCAAATACATTTTCTAACAATAATTTTCTATTTTCAATCATATTATCTATAATTCTACTTACACGATTATTTAATTCTTTCTTTTGTTTTTTCATACGTTTTCCTGAATCTTTTGTATATGTCGTATTAAATAATGCCTTAGTAGAATCTTCTGGAATTTGAAAGTGAGCATAAATTTGCTCCAAATTCATTCGTGTTAAAGGAAGGAATTGATTTTCTACCTTAATAGGATCAATATTATCATCTCCGTAAGAGAATTGTAAGATTTTACCCTTATTATTTCTAACAGTCATATCATACATAACCTTGCCGTCTTCCTGTGCTTTAATAAGTCGTCTCTGAATATATCCCGTTTGTGACGTTTTTACTGCTGTATCAATAAGACCAACACGACCACCCATTGCGTGGAAATATACTTCTTCAGGTGTTAATCCCTGAATAAATGAACTTTCTACAAAACCACGAGCTTCTGGAGTATCGTTAAATTTTGTATAATGAGGAAGTGTTCTATCTTCAAATCCATAAGGAATGCGTTTACCATCGACATTTTGCTGACCTAAACATGAAATCATTTGGGCAATATTAATAGGAGAACCTTTACTTCCTGCGTTAACCATAATTACAAAACGATTGTCTGGTGATAAACTAGTTCTTCCAATTTTACCTGCTTTACTTGAAGCATCATTAAGAAGACCATTTACTTTTGTTTCAAATTGAACCTCATTACTTTTACCACTTGAATTTTCGAAAATACCCAAATGTAATTGATCTATTAGATTTTGAACCTCCTTTTTCTTTTCACTTACTGCTTGAATAATTTTTTCATTAGTTTCATTGTCTGAGATTAAATCACTAATACCAACACTATAACCGTGAATCTTTAAATATTCTGTAATAATATTTTGAATATTATCAATAAAATCAGCAGATTGGGTAAAATTAAAATCATTAAATATACTTTGAATAAGTCCTTTTGAACCAGAACCTAACGTTCCCTTATCCATTTGTCCTCTAATGTATTTACCATTACGAATTTCAATAATATTGTTTGAAGTTTTTTTGTCTTCCTCTTTATTGTATTGTTTATTTGCGAATTTAGCACTCATTGGGGGTAGGATTTGTGATAATATTTCAAAATTACTTACAGCTCCATCTATATCCTTGAATATTTCTGGATTAACATTATCAAAATGCATTAGAAGATTCATTGCATGTCTGTTATCAAACATAAGTTTATCTCGTGTAAAACGATAACATCCCAAAAGAGAATCCTGGAAAATACCAATAATAGATTGATTACTTTGAGGACTAATAATATTTCTAGGAACAGCAGCAAGATGTAAAAGTTCTGCCTGACTTTCTTCATCTTGAGGTCCGTGTAAATTCATTTCATCACCATCAAAATCAGCATTATATGGCTTGGTATCAGCCACATTCATTCTAAATGTATTACCTTCTTTCATTACTTTAACAATATGACACATCATAGACATTCTATGCAAAGTAGGTTGCCTATTGAACAATACAGGGTCACCATTCATCAAATGTCTATGGACAACATCACCTTCATTAATACTAATAGTATCTCTGTCGGCATATTTAAGTGAAATAGTTTCACCTGTTTTACGTTCTAAAATATTAGCACCTGGATATACTTCCGGTCCATTCTTAACAAGTTTAGTCAAGAATGTTTTATTACGGGCGTTAACAGTATTTGGAAATGTAATATTTTTAGCAATCTTTATGGGAACTCCTAAATCACGAATTCCTAATCGTGCATCTGGTGTAATAACAGAACGGCCACTAAAATCAACGCGTTTTCCCATAAGATTTCCTCTAACACGTCCTTGTTTTCCTACAAGACGTTCTTTAATAGATTTTAAAGGTCTTCCACTTCTTTGTGCTACCGCTGCTACCCCTGGAATACGATTATCAACCATAGTAGCTACATAATATTGTAGAACCATACTCCAGTCTTCAATAACCTTTTCACTAGCATTTTGTTGAATTTTCAAAAGAAGAGTTTTATTCGCCTTAATAATATTTACAATAATATGCGAAATATCATCTTCACTTCTTTGTTGCGAATCATGTTTTACCGAAGGTCTAACAGCTGGGGGAGGGACTGCTAAAACCTGACATATAAACCAATCAGGCCTTGACCAAATTTTACTGAACCCCATAAATTCAACATCTTCATCACTAATGCGTCTAAATATTTTCAAAACCATTTCAGGTGTAAGTTTCATAGTAAGTTTATCTTTAGCTTTTTCTTCTCCTTCTTCTTTGATACCATCTGGATTGTCCCATTCGGCAATAAGACTAGCTAATCCTTCTTTCATAATTTTACGTGGTTGTCTACATCCACATCCGTCTTCAGTTTCCTCTCCACATCTCTTAATTTTAGAAGCATGTTGAAATACATAACCCCATCTATCTCTGTGATTCATTTTCAATACATGAGCGTGTTTTTCCTTACTTATCTTAAGCTTGCTACATTTACAACAAACACATCGTAAAATTTTTAAGGTAGTTGTTAAATATTGAATATAATATACAGGCCTAGCAAGTTCAATATGACCAAAATATCCAGGAGTTTGCATATATCCTAAACCATCAGTAGGGCAAATTAATCCAGGATCTAATACACCCATTCTTGGATCAAATAATCCACCAATAACTGGTTTATTATTAATATATGTATCTCTTGAGGTAATTTCGGCTACAGAACCTTTTCTAATCTCCTCTGGAGATAAAACACTAAATTGTATACCAATAATTTTAGCTGGATTCATTTCCGTAGTTGCCATTCTTATACTTTAATGAGATATATTTAGATTGTTTTAAAAATCAATTTTAATTAAAAAAGTATTTAACAATAAAATTGATTTCAAAAAAGATATAAAAAATATCCCACAAGAAATTATAGATATGCCTCGAAATCCAAAAGATAACGCCGATTCTCCTAAAAACTATAAAATGAAGGACAAGAGCAAGAAGAAGAAAAAAGCTGAAGAGAGCGGAAGCGACAGCGACAGTAGTAGTGATTATCAACCAGGTGACGAAGTTGAAGATATGAATACTTTAGAAATGCAGAAATTTATTCAGAAAATATTTCCTTCTAAAAATGGAAAAGAAAGGATTAAACAGCTTGAAAAAATCGATAAACTTATTGATAAAAAAGAAAAGAAAACAGCTAAAAAGGGGAAAAAAGGAAAAAAAGGAAAAAAAAATAACACGCGACATAAGAAAAAACGCAGAAAACTTAAGCATAATGAAGAGGAAACTATCGAACAAACTGAAGAAGAAACTAGCGACTCAGAGTATTTACCAGAAGAAGATGAAGCTTATGAATTTGATGATGATGACGATGCGGAATATGAAGAATATATGGATGAACTTATGGCTGGCGAAGATGAAGAAGGAATGGCTATGATGCCTATGATGGGTCCAGGAGGAGATAATATGAAATTTAATATTATATTTACAGTAGGAAAACCAGGTGAAATGTATGGAGAAGAAGATGATGAAGAAGAAGAAGATAGTGAAGCTGAATATAATAGTGATGAGGAAGAGGGACCTGAAATTGAAGAGGTGGAAGAAGAGGAGGAGGAAGATGAAGAAGATGAGGAAGAAAAGCCTCCATCAAAAAGAAAAAATCCTAAAAGACGTAGTAGGCGTATTAGGGAATTGGAAAAGAAAAGAACCGAAGATGTTACAGAGGAAGAATGGATGGAAATGGCTAGGGTTCAAGAAAAAGAAATGAAAGAAGATGGAACATATTACACTTCAAAATATAAGTTAAAAGATAAAGTTTTAATGAAATTGCCCGGTTGGGATGGATTAAAACAAGGTAGAATTGTAAAAGTTCATAGAAATAAAAAACCACGGTTGGTTAAATACGATATCAAACTATTGAAAAAATATAAAGGAAAACAATTATACAAAAAGGTTCCATCAAAGAGAATTAAATCTAGTGAAGAAGATGAAGAGAAAGAACTACTAAAAGAACTTAAGAAGTTAATCGATACAAAAAGTGGAAAGGGTAAAGAGGCTATGGAAAAACAATTTGAAAAACTATCAAAAGCTCAAGAAAAGAAGGAAAAAGCTAAGCAAAAGAAAAAAGAGGAAAAGGAAAAACATAAAAATTTAATGCAGTTAAGAAAACTAATGAGAGGTGAAAAGGTAATGAATGATTACAAGTTCTTCAAGGGTCTTAAGATTGAAGATCAAAAGAAAATTTTAGATAAACTACGTGATATTAATAAATTTACAAGTGTTGAAAAACCATATAAAATTAAATTGATTGAAGCAGATATTCCGGTTGAATATAAGGCTACCGCACTTAGTAAAATTAATACATTAGAATATATGGACCCAGGTTCAGGTGAATATTATAAAATTAAGACTTATGTGGATAACTTTATGAGAATTCCATTTGGTATTCATAAAAATTTACCAATATCGATTATAGATGGTCAAGAGAAAACAGAAGCTTTTATGGAAAATGCTAAAAAAATTCTAGATGAAGCAGTTTATGGATTAGATGATGCTAAAATGCAGATTTTACAGTTAGTTGGACAATGGATCGCAAATCCAAACTCACTTGGAAATGCTATTGCTATTAAAGGTCCACCTGGAACTGGTAAAACAACGTTAATTAAGGAAGGTGTTAGTAAAATTCTAGGAAGACCGTTCGCATTCTTAGCATTAGGAGGTGCGACTGATAGTAGTTTCTTAGAAGGACACTCATACACATATGAGGGTTCCACTTGGGGAAAAATCGTAGACATATTACTTAACAGTAAGTGTATGAATCCTGTATTCTATTTCGATGAGTTAGATAAAATTAGTAAAACTCCAAAGGGAAAAGAAATTACTGGTATATTAACTCACTTAACTGATACAACGCAAAATGATAAATACCATGATAAATATTTTGCTGACGTTGAGTTTAACTTAAATAAGGCAATGTTTATCTTTAGTTATAATGATGAAAATCAAGTAGATCCAATTTTAAAAGATAGAATGTATCGTATTAAAACAGATGGTTATGATAAAAAAGATAAATGTGTCATTTCACACAAATATCTTATTCCAAAAATAGAAAAAAATATTAATTTTGAAAAAGAAAAGATTATTATTCCAGATGAAACCATTAGTTATATTTGTGATAATTTAACAGAAGGAGAAAAAGGAGTAAGAAATCTCAAGAGATGTTTAGAAATTATTTACAGTAAGCTTAATCTTTATAGGCTAATGAAAGAAGGTTCTTCATTATTTAATAAAGAAGAAACATTGAAGGTTGAATTTCCTTTTACTGTAACAAAAGATGTAGTAGATAAATTAATTAAAAAAAGTAAAGAAGGAAATGATGTATTGAGTAGTATGTATATTTAAAATAATTTTAAAATAGTTCTAACAATATTCTTATAAAAAGGTCGAAATTTATTAAAATTTTTTTTGATATCTTCATAACTATACCATTTTATCATATCTTTTTCATATAATCCTTTTTTGCATAATAAGTGAGGTTTATTTTCTTTAATATATAAAAATTTATTACGAAATTTCTTAGGTAAGTCTTTATTATAATCAATTAATACAACATAAGTTCTATAGCCATTTATTGTTATTTCTTGTAAATTATTTTTCATTAAATTTTTAATATGTTTTTTCGACCCTATAATTTTATCTGATTCTTCGCACCCTTCTCTTAGAGCAGTTTGAAAAAACGTTTCATCATTATCTTTCGAACCGCCAAAATCACTCCATAAACCACCATCATCCTTGCTATTTATGTATTCGCGACTAAATAGAAAATACAATTTTCCTTTATGAATTGCTACTGGTAAAATACCACCACCCATATATAATAAGTAAATACATTAATTATTATATTCAAATTTCAGCTAATACTTCCGCTATATCATATCCTATTCTTAATGGTTCATCTTGTAATGTTTTATTATTACGCAAAGGATGTTTTAATGCTCCTTCTACGGTTATTCCTCCTGTAAAATCATCTAATGTACTATTTACTAATTTCATATATTTTTCATTATAAAAGTTTTTTAATTGAAAATGCTTGTTTTTTTTATTTAATGCTTTATTTATTTTATCGTGTAATGGATGTTTATCTGTTAAACGAGAAACAAGAAAATGCTTTTTACATCCTTCATCTCCGTGTAAATCAAATACTAAATCATATCCATGTTTATTTAATTGCTTTTTAATAGCATTTATTTCCTTCGATTTATTATTAAACCAGTTTCTATTCATATTATATCCTTGACTTGTTGTATACCAATTTCCTTGTATATTTCCATCTGGGTTCGCATTTGGAATAATAAAAAATGTATATTTTTTTAATAACATTTTTCTCTCCATAATTCTTTTTACAAAACCTTCTAGGATCCAAGAATTAATAGTTTCTCCGGGATGTTGACCACTTACCAACCATACTTTTGTTTTTCCTGTTCCTAATTTTTTCATATGAATAGGATTGCCTTTTACACTTTTACCTATAACCTTCATATTTCTTAATAATTTTTTACTTTTACTATATGGATATGGAACATAATATGCAAACCATATAGTGCTTTTTTTTGGGTTAATTTTCCAGGTCATTTTAAGTTTTTTTAAATCAACTTTTGTAGGAAGCCGTTTCCACCTTTTATTATCATATGAATAACATACTGTATAACCCTTCCAATCATCATCAAAATTCTTCAAATCGTGTATCGTAAATTTAGTTTTATGATTTACATTTTTTGCTTTAAAATAAAACCAATTTCTATATTTATTTGTTTGTTTTTTTTCATATTTCTCTCCACGTATTTCTAAATGAACATTATTATTTGTAGTAGAATCAATTTTAACTATATTACCACTTTCAAAGTCTGAACTAATTATGATTTGTTTATTTCTTCGTGTTTTATTTTTCCTCTTATGTTTATTTATTTTTAAAGTTTTTGGCATATATAAATTGGAGAGAAATTTATATATGTTTATTAATGAAATTGAAAAAAAACTTTTTTAGTACTACTATTACTATTTAATATATCTTTTACAATAGCAACGTCAGGAACGGTCCCCGAATCCCAGGTCGCCCGTATAGTATTTTCATTTGGTAAATCAGTTCCCAAATGAAAACCACCCACTGCTTGTGATAAATTTAATGTAACGCTTTCATTCTGATTATTTGAATCTCTTTTTCCACTAATAGTTAGACTTGTAAAGCTAGGTACAGAATTAACATTTAATCCTATTTTTCTTCTCCATATAATTACAAATGTATTATTGCCGAATACATTAATGAATCCTAACAAGGTAAAATTGAGAAGAGTAATATCAGTCTGACAACCATTAATTGAACCTAAACTATCACCATCGCAAAAAGAGACAAATGGATTGTTTGAACTAATACATACACTAGGTCTAAAATAACCACTAACTAAACTTGATTTTGCTAAATGCATGTAATTAGTTTGACCTAGTAAAATAGGTTTACATATTTTTCTATCTCCACTAATAGCATTTGCTTTTAGTCTTGCTATTCTTCCCATAGAACCAACATTCGATTCCAAATTAGATTGTGATTTTGTAATATAACCATTGGCCCAAGCACTTCCTTGTTTAAAAATATTTCCATTTACTATTTGCGATAATTCGGTTTTGGTGGGTTGAGATAAAGTTGCTAATTTTCTATTACTACTATTTGGATTACCGAAACCATCTGAAAAAAAATAACTATCTTGAACCGTATTTTGGTTAGGAACAAATGTTGGAACTTCATTTCCGTTTTCATCTAAAACCTTAATAGCTTTTTCTCTATTTGGTTTTGGAGGAGCGTTTCTAGGTTGGGCTATTGTAATATTAGTAGCGCAAGAATTAGTATTATTTACTACACATGCTTTACATTTTTTTGCTCTTCTGTATCGAAACATATACATTAATTATACATTTTATTTAAATGAACGTCATATAATTGTTCGATTTGTATACTAAAAGAAAAATCATTTCTATTTAAATCAACAACCCTTCCTAATTCATCTAAAAGTTGAATTTTTAATTTTTTTATATTTACTGGTCCAAAATAATTTCTTCGCGACTGATAAAATATATCATCGAAATTTATACTATTTGGGTTATTTGGAACCTTTGCTATAGCTGTTTCATTATTAAATACAGATTCTGTAAAAGGAGAACTTAATGTATTACTATAATTTTTATTAAAATCATCAATGCATAATATAAAATATCTTGAGCCTAAATTATCATACACTGCCTCTGGATTATAACCCTGATCTAATTTAAAATTTACACCAGAAGCATCAATATAATCTTCATCCAAATTATAATATTGCTGTCTATATCCTAAAATCCATCCCATATTCAGCTGTATAGGTCTAGTTTTATTTTCGTTTAATCTAAAATCTAAATTAAAATGTCTTTTTATTTTTGTCTCGTCTTCCATTCCGCCTTCTGATGGAGGTCTAAAATCTCTAAAAAATCTAAATTTTCGCGATATTCCATCATATTTACAACCTATTCTTTTTAATTCTCCTATGCTAAATACATTTGTATTGAGATAATCCTGTAATATTGGACCCGTATAAATACCCTCCTTGATTTTTATAACTTTTGTTTCTTTTAAAGCACCTGGCTGTGGGGCTGTATTGTTTGCTGATAAATCAAAAAGCTCCACCGTAAATTCATTTGTTCCATAACTACTACAAAATGTATAATTAGAATTAGGAACCTGAACACTAACAACTGTAATACTTACAACATTTTTAAATTCTTCTGGTAAATCTAATACAAAATCAGTTGCTTTCGTACCATAAAAATTTTTTCGAAATTTTGTATTAATATTTAATAATGTACTTATGGTATTTTTTGGAAGGGGGTTAATTTTATTCGTATGATATTCATCACTACCATCCTTTTTTATCACATGATGCGAATTATTAAAGGTAATGGAGCGGTTCATATCAGTAATAAAATCACTATCTATTAATTTATAACTACTATCCTTTTTAATTATTTCTATTAGATTTTTTTTACATTCTGTTAAAAATATAGAAATTTCTTCCTTTTGTTCTTTATCCATATTTTCATTTTTAATATTATTTAGTAAAGTTTTATGCTTTTCATTAATTAATTTTTCAGTTATAGATAAGCTTTTGTCTAAATTGAAAATTTCATAATAATCTTCTTTACTATAATTACTTGTATCCAAATCGAAATTCATATTCATATATAATAAATTGTTATATTTTAATTTATACAATATATACATAAACATGGCAAGTTGTTTCAAAAATCCTAATAAAAAAAATTTATCAGCTAAAGATTACACTATAAAAAAGAGACGTAAAACTCTTTTTTGTAACTTAAGACAGAATGCTTTAAATAATATAAATAGTGGTATGGTACCTTTAATTACAATAGGTGGTAATGAAGCATGTGTTGATAAAGATGGTATATTTTTTAAATATAGAAATCATAAATCTCAAATTGATATGTTAGCTGCTTTTGAAGATTTCAGGACTGATTTATACCAGCAAATCCAAGGCCAATTATTTTTAAAAAAATTTTGTGCGCCTTATGATATAAGTAGTAATAATATTGATATTAGTAATAATTATACATCAAATAATATTCAATTGGCTTATGGAGAAGGTAGTGGATATGGACATTTAACTGATTATTTTGGAGCATTAAATACAAATATCATATCATCTCAAGATTCTAAATATAGAAATACATATGCTGAAATTAAGTCGATCACGCCAGACTCTTTAGAAGGTTATCCAAGTGGATTTAAAAATAATAAATTTTTTTTATTAAAGCCACCAGTATGTGATAATAATACTAGACCTCAAATATTAAAAGCAGGTGATGTTCCTGAACCAAATGCAAATATAGTTAATATTTTAATTGAAAATACTGGATTTAATCCTCCAGAACTTCAGGGTATTAATTTACAAATAAATTAATTTTAATAAATACAATTATACTTTATAATATTTTTGTTATAATATATTATAAAATGGCATTAAAACTTGAAGTTACTTTTGATGTAGGTGTTAAGATTGTTGGCGACGCTGACAACTATACACCTATTAAGGATCAAATCGTTATTGTTTGTGAGCCATTTACAAGCGGTACATACAATAGTGAAACCATTCCAATTTTTACAAACGAATCAAATCAACCGGTTGTAAATGGTAATAATACCTATCATGCTACATATACTATTCAAAATACAGTTTTTACTAATGTTTTTGTTTTTAATCCAACTCATGTAGAAGAAGTTAACGGTAAATTAAAATGCACTGTTCCACAAGATATGCATGAAGTAATTCGATTTATAAAAAAATATAATTATTTTTACGAACATGTAGATGGTGGTCAAGAACTTAAAAGAAAAGATACACCAAGTGAAATATCAAACTCTACAAAAAAATCTTCTAGTATAGTTAAGAATCCAGTTGTTGGAGATGAGGATGGAGACGGATTCATTGAAACAAATGACGAATTCGTATTTGAAATACAAAGTGGTTCTATTAGTAAAAGGGGTGATAAAATTACATATAATTTTACATCAACACGTGAGTTGACAATATATAAAGAAGTCAACGGAAATTATGTTTTTAACGGCACGGGCAACACCTCCATGGCCGAGATAGACCTGGCCAGTCAAGATGTTTCTACTTTATTAAACTACGCCTTTTCTGATGATAATTTATATTATGAAACAGAGGCAAGTGGGGCAACCCAGAATTTTGCATTAGATTCTGGTATTGATATACAACAAAACAATAAAAAAATAGTGCTTCAAGTAAACCCGGCTGGTGGAAAATTAGTTCAAACTAGTAGCGCAACAACAACAGAACTTAAAGAGCCAATAGTGGGCACTGGTAATATTGTAGCCACAGATCAATTTAAATTACTCTTAGAAATCGCAGAGGATTTTACATTTACAAATAATATTAAAAATCCTATAATTAAAGCAAGAATTGATCCTAGTGATGCTAAAGATGGATATATTGTATTAGATTTATATGAAAGCAGTGATGCTAACGCTCCTTTAATTGAAAATTTAACTGCCTATAATACTGTTGATGATGGGACATTACGTCATGGTACTACTACTACTACAGATACTACAGACCATCCCGTGGCTAGCAGTTTTAATATTTCCTCTACTAATTCTTATACAACCTTGGGAAATTTTGATTTTAAATTTAAAGAATCATCGAATAAAAAGATAACAGTTAATGGGGTTGCAAATCCTCATTTAATTGTAGATCAAAGGCCGAATGATAGAGACGTTATTAAATTAAGATTAGATCGTTTTCCTCGTCATGGTGTAGATTATGTTATTTATTATACTCATAAACTTAATAAAACTAGTGGTATTTTTAATGATGACGGACACGCAGTTATAAGTGACGGTGCTACCCCTTTAGATATAGCGAATAGTCTTCAAGAAGTAACCGCAACAGTTGGAAAATTAAAAGTTCATTATCCTCCATCAGTTCCTGGAAATTTTGCCGGTAATTCTCCAGATTTCAATGAATATAGCGAGTATACTGCTTATTATTATGTTGATATTACATTTCAGAGAGCAGGCACAAACGGAAATGTTGATATTACAGCAAAATATAATGATAATTATGAATATCAATATGAGTCAGGTCATAATATTCATCATGGTTTAATTATAGATAGTGGTGCAGCTGATGGAAATATTAATGAAGATATAACTAGAACTAGAATTGGAAATATAAACTCTGCTACTGGTGACTTTACACCTGTAGATTTAAGAAGTAATAGTAATCAAACAGGAAAGGTATTAAGAATAGAAGTTCCTATTGCTGTTACGGGTGCTAGCGCATCAAATAGATATCCTTATGAACTGGGTAATAGTCCAGGACTAACAAAGTATAATCTGGCTGATCCTAATAACACTCCTTCTATACATCTTATAGATAGAGAAGAATTAGATGAAAATGACGCCTCAATAACCGACCAAAACAATAATCCTGATCCACAATATTATTACATCAACGTTATGGATAGTCTAGGAAATGTAGTTAGTCCTATTGCTAATAGTACGAACCCTGAAAATTTAATAAAAGATGATGACTGGGGGAAAGACAGTGATGAAAAAACTCCTAGTGTAGCCAGTATTGAATATAAAGTTAGTTGGGATGCAAACGGAAACCAAGGACAAGGTGCGTGGGTGAAAGAATTAGTCCTAACTCATAATCAAGATTTACAAGGTGCTGGGGTTGCGAGCTCTCTAGCGCTGATTGATGATGAATTCCCTGCTTGGGCGCTCGACTCAGCAGCTTTAGATAGTGGTGATAATTCCGTTTTAACTGTAAGTATAAATGATAATTATAACACTCTTTTAACATCAGAAGTAGCAGCGGGAAATATAACATTAGCATACGCTAAACCAACCGAAGATCCGCAAAACATACTTACTAATTGGTTGGGTTTTGAAATAGAAGAATATAGTGGGGATAATTATGAAGATGCTAAAACAGTAACACTACCAACAGGAAATGGAAATACTAATCCAGAACCACCAGTAGTTCAAAGTTTAAGTTTAAGTGTTGGAAGTATTAATGATACAACAGATGAAGCTGGTACAAATCCAAGTTTTAAAATTCCATTAACTTGGACCATATCTGGTTCAACCAATGGTATTACATATGATGTCGAACAATCGACTGATGGGGGTATCCATTGGACGAACGCAGACACCTTGAACGAAAACAATGCGGATACTGCTAGTACAACTGGAGCTACTGTTTCTGGATTATCATATAATACAGCTTATACTTTTAGAGTAAAAGTAACAACATATGAAACTTCAGTTCCATCAACAACAACACTTAGTTCACAAAATGGACCAGCAGGTGAATTAAGTAATGTTTCCCTTTCTTCTAATATTAGCGGTAATGATGGTTATCCAAAGGTTGTAATTTCATGGGATAAACCAGATAATGCTACACAATATAAAATAGAATGGGATACTGGCCAAAACTTTGATCAGCTATCGGGTCAAACAGAGGTTGAGGGATTATCTGGTTTCAATGTAGGTGAAACAACTGTATCATACACATTCGAAGGAGAGAATAGCCTTCTTAATCCAAATGAAACTTATTATTTCCGCCCCAGTTATAGTACAACTAGTTCTCCTGGTGGACCATATACATTTGGACCAGCGACACAAGTTGTCGGACCGGTTACAACTTTTCCAGAGAAAATTGCTTCTATAACTGTAGAAAATAGTAATGATGATAATAGTTTAGCTTATAACGAATTAAATGTAAGTTGGACTAAACCCGCCGATGATGATGGAGACGTTGACTATGAAATTCAATATGATACTTCAAGTCAATTCAATAGTGCTAATACTGTATCTATAACCGCCTCGCAACATATCTTTTATGGACTTGACGCATCTACGACATATTATATTCGCGTTAGAAGCAAAAACGAATCGTCTGACAATACCTCTCAATATACCGCATGGGTACCTTCAGATAATGGAACATCAAAATCAACGAATGCTATGCCTCCAGATACTACACCTCCAACCTTATCGAATTTTAGTTGGAAATTTTCATCATTCCCCAACCTCGACACCACTCCAGCGTTCGACATTCAATCTGATGAAGCAGGAACCATTTCAGCAACCTATAACAATGGTAATGGTAATGATGATTTTACTATTTCATCATCAACTATTAGTGCTGATTCACTAACAACTTTCACTTTGTCCGACTCAACTGGTAGTACGTTAGCAGTTGGCACATACAGTAATATAAGTATAATAGTGGCTGATGACGCGGGAAACTCCGCCTCCATGAGCGTTTCTGATTTGGTTGTTGCTTCATCAGGTTGGAGTCCAATAGGTTCTGATATTGATGGAGAAGCAGCGTGGGATTTAGGACGGTTAGTATCCTTAAGTAGTGATGGTACAATTGTTGCTATTGGAGCAACCTATAATGATGGTGTTAATGGAACTGATTCAGGTCACGTAAGAGTGTATGAAAACATTGGTGGAACTTGGACTCAAAAAGGTAATGATATTGATGGAGAAGCAGCTGATGATGAATCAGGACATTCAGTAGCCTTAAGTAGTGATGGTACAATTGTTGCTATTGGAGCAATCTACAATGATGATAATGGAAGTAATTCAGGTCATGTAAGAGTGTATCAATACAGTAATAATTCTTGGAGTCAATTAGGTTCTGATATTGATGGAGAAGCAACTGGTGATTATTCAGGATGGTCAGTATCCTTAAGTAGTGATGGTTCAATTGTTGCTATTGGAGCATTCGATAATGATGGTAATGGAACTACTTCAGGTCACGTAAGAGTGTATGAATATAGTGGTGGGTCGTGGAGTCAAATAGGTTCTGATATTGATGGAGAAGCAACTGGTGATTATTCAGGACGGTCAGTATCCTTAAGTAATGATGGTTCAATTGTTGCTATTGGAGCAATCGGTAATGATGGTGGTGGAAATATTTCAGGTCACGTAAGAGTGTATGAAAGAAATGCTAGTAATACAACTGTTGCTCCATTTGGATGGACTCAATTAGGTGCTGATATTGATGGAGAAGCTGCTGATGATGAGTCAGGACATTCAGTATCCTTAAGTAGTGATGGTACAAAACTTGCTATTGGAACACCCTTTAATGATGGTGGTGGAACTAGTTCAGGTCACGTAAGAGTGTATGAATTTAGTAATGGGTCGTGGACTCAAATAGGTAACGATATAGACGGAGAAGCCAACTATGATGGTTCAGGAATGTCTGTATCCTTAAGTAGTGATGGTTCAATAGTTGCTATTGGAGCAGTTGAAAGTTTCAGTGGAAGTGATTCAGGTCGCGTAAGAGTGTATGAATTTAGTAATGGGTCGTGGACTCAAAAAGGTGTTGATATAGATGGAGAAGCAACTGGTGATGAATCAGGATATTCAGTATCCTTAAGTGATGATGGTACAATTGTTGCTATTGGAGCACGCTTGAATGATGGTGGTGGAACGAATTCAGGTCACGTAAGAGTGTATGAATTTATTACTACTATTCCAACTATGACAATTACAGCTGCTAATAGTAGTGGAACAGCAATAGCAAATGGCTCTACTACAAACGATTCACCTATTGTCTTGACATTTACATCCAGTGAATCCACAACCGATTTCGAAGAAGGAGATATTACAATTACTAATGGTTCAATAACTAACTTTGCTGGTTCCGGAACAAGTTACACCGCAACCTTTACACCAACTGCTGGATCTCAAAGTGGTTTAGCTTGCACAATAGATGTTGCGGCATCAACATTTACAGATGCTGATGGAAACGACAACACAGCTGCTACACAATTCAATTGGACTTATGATAACACAGTACCCGCCCCTCTGACAACGGGACTGGTTCCTGTTACTGGAGATCAGGTTATAATAGAATTTACTGAAGAACTATTCCTTGGAACTGGTGTAGCTTTTGGCGACTTGAATTTCTCAAATAGTGGTTTTGCAGTTAATGTGTCCGGATCCGGTTCCGGTGGCTCTTCAAACCAATCAATAGCTAAAGACACGACCAATCCAAAAAAAATTATTATCAGTGGTCCCACAATTTATACAGACGACTCGCCTGTAACCGTTGAATACACATCAACAGCAACCGGAGCTTATAGATTAAGAGATGCGGCAGGAAATTTATTAGCTTATTTCGGTCATACTACAATTACAATAGCAAATAACACATTTGGATGGACACCATTAGGTTCTGATATTGATGGAGAAGCAGCGGGTGATTGGAGCGGATATTCAGTAGCCTTAAGTAGTGATGGTACAAAACTTGCTATTGGAGCAAACCTAAATGATGGTAATGGAACTGATTCAGGCCACGTAAGAGTGTATGAATACAGTAGTGGTTCTTGGGGTCAATTAGGTGCCGATATTGATGGAGAAGCAAGTGTCGATCAAGCAGGATGTTCAGTATCATTAAGTAATGATGGTTCAATAGTTGCTATTGGCGCACGCGTGAATAATGGTAATGGAAGTAATTCAGGTCACGTAAGAGTGTATGAAAACAGTAGTGGTTCTTGGGTTCAATTAGGTACTGATATTAATGGAGAAGCATCTGGTGATTATTTAGGATGGTCAGTAGCCTTAAGTGATGATGGTACAAAACTTGCTATTGGAGCAGTCTACAATGACGATAATGGAGCTGATTCAGGTCACGTAAGAGTGTATGAATATAGTGGTGGTTCTTGGAGTCAATTAGGTGCTGATATTGATGGAGAAGCTACTAATGATTATTCAGCATGGTCAGTATCCTTAAGTAGTGATGGTACAATTGTTGCTATTGGAGCAATTAAAAATGATGGTGGTGGAACTGATTCAGGTCACGTAAGAGTGTATGAATATAGTGGTGGTTCTTGGAGTCAATTAGGTGCTGATATTGATGGAGAAGCTGCTAATGATTATTCAGGATGGTCAGTAGCCTTAAGTAGTGATGGTACAATAGTTGCTATTGGAGCACCCTATAATGATGGTGGTGGAAGTAATTCAGGTCACGTAAGAGTGTATCAATACAGTAATAGTTCTTGGAGTCAATTAGGTTCAGATATTGATGGAGGGGAAAATGATTATTCAGGACATTCAGTATCCTTAAGTAGTGATGGTACAAAACTTGCTATTGGAGCAATCTACAGTAATTCAGGTCACGTAAGAGTATATGAATACAGTAGTGGTTCTTGGACTCAAAAAGGTGTTGATATAGATGGAGAAGCAGCTGGTGATCAATCGGGACAATCAGTAGCCTTAAGTAGTGATGGTACAATTGTTGCTATTGGAGCACGCATGAATGATGGTGGTGGAAGTAATTCAGGTCACGTAAGAGTGTATGAATTTCTTGATGCAATTCTTTTCTCACAAGGAAGTGTTCCAGCAACTGGTGATAAAATTACACTAGAATTTGATGAAGAACTTGAACTTGGAGGTAGTGTTACCACAATAACTGGATTTAGTGTAAGTCTTTATGGCGCAGGTTCAGGAAGTTTAAGTACTACGGTCCCAATAGCTTTTGATCCTGCCGATTCAAGTAAGATAGTAATTACTATGCAGAGTGCTAGTATCTATGACCCGGGTGAGAGCAACTCAACAACTGGTGTGGAAGTTACGTATATCCAGCCAGGAGGAAATAGTAATTTAAGAGACGCCGCAGGAAATTTATTAGGCCCTTTCACTACAACAACAGTGGCTAATGGTGACAGCAGTGATGAAATAACAAATAACTCAGAAGTCTCACCACCAGATAATAACCCTCCATCATATACTTCTGGAGATTGGTATACCGGAGGTGATGGTTCAAATTGGACGATTGTTGATGGTAACAATCCACCCCTAATTCCAGCGGGCCACTATATTAAATATACATTTACAGCAACCGATGATACAGCAGTTCTACTTCTCTCTGGCACGCTTCGCGCGGCGACTAGTACAGTTGTGTCAGGTTCAAATTTATCATTTGGTTCAGAGTCTGGTTTAACAAATGGTTATTATATATCAGTCATGATTCCCTCAGGCAATACTAATAATGGTCTTCTTTCATTAGAATTTACACTTACTGATGGAACAAACGACGGTCTCGCAAATACAGAAACTTCAGATATTACATTAGATACCACCGCTCCCGCCATTACCTCAGGCTCACTAGCAGAATGGTGGTATCTCGACGAAACAGCAGAAGTAGAAGAGGGAGTAGAGGAGAGTTGGGCCCAAATAAATAGTGCCATTACTTTGGGACCTAATAATAAAATTAAGTGTTTGCTATCTGTAACCGAACAAAATGGTCTTTCTCTGAAATCCAATAGCGCTACAGTAAAAATAGATGGTAATACAATGAGCATTCCATCAGGTGATGGAGTAACGACACCGATTCAAGAAATTCCATCAGGTAGCGGAACCTATTATGTAGAAATGCTATACAGTATTCCTAATACGGGTACAACAAACGCAAATGGTGATTTGACTTTTGAATTTACATTAGAAGATGATGCTGGAAATGAATTAGAATTAGATAGTAGTAATATTGGTCCTGGTACCGGACAGGGTATACCAGTGGGAGGCGACATAACTATAGATACCACCAGACCTGCTATTGATTCTACCGTTACACCTAATATTGAAGTATTAAGTGCTGGAAACCAAGTTGAAATTACTTTCGATTCTGATATAGATTCTGGGGGGATCGGCGACGATTTAAGTCTCGGATTTGATATAAGCTCGAACGGTACATCAATAACGATAGACGATGCTGCTCTTTCCCAGACTAATCCTAAAGTGCTTATACTTGATCTAGCTTCTACTATTTATCAAAACATTACTACTTCTTTAGAATATACACTAGCAAATGGAGATATAAAAGATATGTATGGTAATGCTTTAAATAATGTAGCTTCTACTGACGCATCGAATAATTCTACACAAGTTCTTGATACAGATCCGCCAAACTTATCGAATTTTATGTGGAAATTTTCATCACCAACAAACATCCAGACACCACTCCAGTTCGAGATTCAATCTGATGAAGCAGGAACCATTTCAGCAACCTATAACAATGGAGATGATGATTTTACTATTTCACCAACAACTATTAGTGCTAATTCACTCACAATTTTCACTTTGTCCAACTATAGTGCGTTAGCAGATGGAACATACAGTAATATAAGTATAATAGTGGTTGACGACGCGGAAAACTCCGCCTCCATGAGCGTTTCTGATTTTGTTGTTGATACTACTGCTCCAACTATGACGATTACTTCTTCAGTTGGAGCTAGTGGAACTTCAACTGATACATCAATAAATTTAGAATTTACGTCTAGTGAACCAACAAACAATTTTGAAATAAATGATATAACAGAAAGTGGTGGAACTTTATCTGATTTTATTACGGTTTTGAAAGTAACGGTTCAAAGTGTAAGTGGTAGTGATAAATATTTTATTAATGATATACAACAAGATTCACTAGTATTAGAATCTGGAAATACATATCGTTTCGATCAGAGTGATTCTACAAATAGTGGACATCTAATAAAGTTTTCTACAACATCAGATGGTACACATAATAGTGGCTCTGCGTATACGGTTGGAACGACGCAGCAAGGAACTGCGGGTCAGAGTGGTTCATACACCGAAATTGAAATACAGGGACAGCCGTCTCCTACTCCCTCCACATTATACTATTATTCTTCCACACAATCTGGAATGGGAGGTGACATGGATACAGATGCATCTACAGGTAATCCTTTAACAAAAACAGATGAATATATGGCAACATTAACAACAACCACAACAGGAACTTATACAATTGATGTAGCAGTTAATAAGTTCCAAGATGAAGCTGGTAATAATAACGTAGCAGCCTCTCAATTCTCTTGGACTAGAGTTGCACTTTGGAGTAAATTGGGCGCCGATATTGTTGGAGAAGGCACCAATGATTACTCCGGACATTCAGTAGCCTTAAGTAATGATGGTTCAATTGTTGCTATTGGAGCTACGGATAATAATGGTGGTGGAAGTGATTCAGGTCACGTAAGAGTGTATGAAAACAAAATACCAACTCAAAATGAATGGGATAATGGAAATGTAATTAAAGGTGCTGATGATGGGAATGCTAATCCAACGGGCGGCACGAAGTACTGGGTTCAATTAGGTGCTGATATTGATGGAGAAGCAGCTGATGATGAGTCAGGAGTTTCAGTAGCCTTAAGTGATGATGGTTCAATACTTGCTATTGGAGCAAATGAAAATGATGGTAATGGAACTGATTCAGGCCACGTAAGAGTGTATGAAAGAAATGCTAGTAATACAACTGTTGCTCCATTTGGATGGACTCAATTAGGTGCTGATATTGATGGAGAAGGAACTGTTGATAATTCAGGATATTCAGTATCCTTAAGTAGTGCTGGTTCAATTGTTGCTATTGGAGCAATCTACAATGCTGGTAATGGAAGTAGTTCAGGTCACGTAAGAGTGTATGAAAGAAATGCTAGTAATACAACTGTTACTCCAATTGGATGGACACAATTAGGTAGTGATATTGATGGAGAAGCAGCTGGTGATGAGTCAGGAGTTTCAGTAGCCTTAAGTAGTGATGGTACAATAGTTGCTATTGGAGCAAATAAAAATGATGTGCCTGGAACTGATTCAGGTCACGTAAGAGTGTATGAAAGAAATGCTAGTAATACAACTGTTGCTCCATTTGGATGGACTCAATTAGGTTCCGATATTGATGGAGAAGCAGATGGTGATTATTCAGGATATTCAGTATCCTTAAGTAGTGATGGTGAAATTGTTGCTATTGGAGCTACGCATAATTATGGTAATGGAACTTATTCAGGCCACGTAAGAGTATATGATTATAGTAATAATTCTTGGAGTCAATTAGGTAGTGATATAGATGGAGAAGCCAGCTTTGATTATTCAGGATGGTCGGTATCCTTAAGTAATGATGGTACAAAACTTGCTATCGGAGCAGTAGGTAATGATGATGGAGGAAGTGAGTCAGGTCACGTAAGAATATATGAATATAGTAATAATTCTTGGACTAAAATAGGCGACGATATTGATGGAGAAGCTGCTACTGATAAGTCAGGATATTCAGTATCCTTAAGTAGTGATGGTTCAATTGTTGCTATTGGAGCTCGTTTCCATGGCGTGGGCAGCTCTTTTTATGCAGGTTGCGTAAGAGTGTATGAATTACTTACACACCCGACGATGACTATTACATCTAACACGGTAACTAGTGGTTCTTTTTCATATGATACAGAAATAGATTTAACATTTACATCTAGTAAAAAAACAAATGATTTTGAACTTAGTGATATAACATTAAATAATACCACCGATGGAACTTTATCTGATTTTATTACGGTTTTGAAAGTAACGGTTCAAAGTGTAAGTGGTAGTGATAAATATTTTATTAATGATATACAACAAGATTCACTAGTATTAGAATCTGGAAATACATATCGTTTCGATCAGAGTGATTCTACAAATAGTGGACATCTAATAAAGTTTTCTATAACAGTAGATGGTACACATGGTGGGGGTTCTGAGTATACAACTGAAGTAACTGTAGTTGGTTCATACACCGAAATTGAAATAACTGGAAGTACTCCCACCACATTATACTATTATTGCTCCCAACATTCTGGAATGGGAGGTTCTGTATCTATTGCATCTACTAATTTAACAAAGACAGATGAATATGTGGCAAAATTAACAACAACAGAAAATGATGCTTACACAATTAATGTAGCAGCCAATTTGTTCACGGATGAAAATCTTCTTATGAACTTGTCCGCACCACAATTCGCCTGGACTAGGGTGGACCCGGGGTGGAATCAATTAGGTTCCGATATAGATGGAGAAGCAACTGGTGATAATTCAGGACGGTCAGTATCATTAAATAGTGATGGTTCAATTGTTGCTATTGGAGCAGTCTACAATGACGATAATGGAGCTGATTCAGGTCACGTAAGAGTGTATGAAAACATTAGTGGAACTTGGACTCAATTAGGTGCTGATATTGATGGAGAAGATGGTGGTGATTATTCAGGACAATCAGTAGCCTTAAGTAGTGATGGTACAATAGTTGCTATTGGAGCAAATAAAAATGATGATAATGGAAATAATTCAGGTCACGTAAGAGTGTATCAATACAGTAGTAGTACCACACCAAATTGGACTCAATTAGGTGCTGATATTGATGGAGATGCCGGCTATGATTATTCAGGATGGTCGGTATCCTTAAGTAATGATGGTACAAAACTTGCTATCGGAGCAATCTACCATACTGGTGTTTTTGGAAGTAATTCAGGTCACGTAAGAGTGTATGAAAGAAATGCTAGTAATACAACTGTTGCTCCATTTGGATGGACTCAATTAGGTGATATTGATGGAGAAGCAGCGGGTGATTGGAGCGGATATTCAGTAGCCTTAAGTAATGATGGTTCAATAGTTGCTATTGGAGCAAATAAAAATGATGCTGGAAATGCTAATACTAGTGACAATAGAGGTCATGTAAAAGTGTGGGAATGGAATGGTACTACCTGGAATCAAAAAGGTTCCGATATTGATGGAGAAGCAGCTGATGATGAGTCCGGCATTGCAGTAGCCTTAAGTAATGATGGTTCAATAGTTGCTATTGGAGCAAATAAAAATGATGCTGGAAATACTAATACTAGTGACAATAGAGGTCACGTAAGAGTGTATCAATACACTAGTGGTGAGATGTTTACTGGATGGACTCAATTAGGTACTGATATAGATGGAGAAGCAACTGGTGATAATTCAGGACGGTCAGTATCATTAAATAGTGATGGTTCAATTGTTGCTATTGGAGCGCCCTATAATGGAGAAAATGGAGTTAATTCAGGTCACGTAAAAGTGTATGAAAACATTAGTGGAACTTGGACTCAAAAAGGTGTTGATATAGATGGAGAAGATGGTGGTGATAATTCAGGACGGTCAGTATCCTTAAGTAGTGATGGTACAATAGTTGCTATTGGAGCGCCCGTTAATGATGCAGGTAACGTAAGAGTGTATAAATGGTATTAAATACTTACACTAAGACCCATAAATGTTAATTGTTGTTCTTTTTTACTTGGATTTATTTCAATAGAAACATCCGTTAATTTATTGTCCCTCCAACATTTCAATAATAAATTTGTTTCTGTTTCAACATATTCAAAACAATTTGTAATCCTATTTTCATTTAAAAATCCTACAACACGATTACTTACAAAATATTGAGGAATTCTTTCCCACACACGTGGTTTATTCGTTGAATATCCACTTACAATACATAATATGCTAAACAATAAAATAATAAATTTCATATAGTAACATATTTATAAATAACTTAAAGTCATTTATAAATATTTTTTTAATGGAAATAGAAGAGAATGGCTCGTGTATTTTATTAAACACATTTGATGGAATATTGGAATATAAACGAAAAACTTCAAATAAGATTGCTCGTTTAGAAATAGCATTAAAAGAAGAAAAGGAAAAGATGGGAAAATTCAATAAATATATGTGTTATAAATGCGACCATAATTGGATTGATGATAATATAGATTGCTTAGATGGTTATAAATTATCTGTTCCTATACGTTATTGCGAGTATTGTGAAATGAATTATAATACATTTTTATCAATTACAAAATCATAATAAAGATACGCATTTAAAATAAATTAATGGCTTATTGGTTATTAACAACACACGGAATAGCATTATTTCCTATAGGGGTATTTTTATGGACTTGGAAAAGACGAAAAGATGCCGCAGCAATATTTATGGCAATAAAATTTTTATATTGTGTAACGTATTCACTATTGTATCACTCTCATCATAGTTTAGGCGATGCAAAATTTACTAGTGACTATGATTATAGTAATTGGGCTTTATTAGATAGTTATGCCGCATCATCTTTAATTTTTACAACAGTTTTATATAGTTTAAGAGTAAGGGAACCACAATTTTATATTACCAGTTTTGCGGTAGAAAATATTGTGTTGATTGTTTATTTATGGGAAGATTTAAATCATACTTTAATATTAACTTGGTATTTGAGTGTTTGTAGTTTGATTGTTAGTATATTAAAATGGAGAACAATATGGAGATATTTAATAAGATTTAAAATATTAACTTTTTTAGTAGTAAGTTGTGGTATTACGGCTATTATAATGTACACAATAGCAGTAAAACAATTTTATAATGAAATATATGTAAAATATCATAGTTTATGGCACTGTTTTGTATTTTTAACATCTGGATTTGGAGGATTACTTAAATATAATTTAGATGAACAGTTGTATCCGATGATAAATAGAAGAGACGCATTAGATTCCTTATAAATCACATAAGGAAAATAATGAATAAGTTCTTACGTGATAACATCCTTTTTGTGCTTTACAATTATCACTTCTACAATCAACACAACTTCCATTCTTAAAATTATGGAATCTACAAGATCTTCTCTGAGAATAACCACCACTATCAACTTTAAAATAATCTCCACATTTATAACAATATTTTTTTATAGGTAGGTCTTTACTATCATCATGAATGCATAAATTACCCATTATTATATAAATATTCAATTAAATGTTTATATGATAATTAAATTAAAATTTAGACAACTTGACCTGGGTTCTGTATTTTTGAAGAACCTGAACTTTCTTTTGGTAAATTCCACGCAACAGATTGAATATCATTTGTATCTAACCACATTAAGTATGAATCAAAGAAATCATTAGACTTTGGTTTAGGAGTAGGTGTAGGTGTAGGTGTAGGTGTAGGTGTAGGTGTAGGTGTAGATATTACATCTGAAGTAGTAGCTGCAGTTTTACTTTCTGCTGTAGTTGGAATAGGTACTAATAATGTATAATGTCCTCCTCGTCCTCCAGAACCAGGATGAAATAAAAGATTTATGGATGGTTTATCTGTTGGTTGAACCATTACTGATGGACCATCTATATCTTCTCCGTTTTTTGTCCATAAGTTTATACCAATATTCTTTAATTGTCCAAAAGCTAACATTTCTGATTGAGAACCCCATCTTGCTTCTGGAACATACCATTGAGGCCAATTATTATCACCATCCTTCTTCACTAACATTATATTTTTATAATTTTCTGGTGTTTTACACCAATTATTAAATTTTTCCCCTTGTTTAATTTCAGTTGGATTGGTGTTTTTTTCTTCTCCATTGCATCCATCTCTTGATTGTATTTCTATTTTATAATCATCCCAGTTATCTACAATAAAATTTACTATTAGTTTTCTAATATCATATTGGGAGAATAAACTTAATGAATTTCTGATTGATTGTTCATCACCAGTAGATGACCAAACGTTTGGATTTTTCTGTAAGAATTTGAGCATTGCTTCAAACATACAATCACCATTATCGGCAATATCAACATGCAGAAAACCCTTACTGATTACATTATTATTAAAATTAGCAAAATTATATTCAGCTTCATCAGATCTTTTACCATCGGGTTCATCACCTTTAGCTTCTGCTGGTAATACTGGTAATGCCGGGGATATCTCTATATTAGAGCCCGCAAGTCTACCACGTTGTGTATCCCAATAATTTGCAGATATAGTTATAGGAATATTTAAATGTATACTAATAGCTGTAATAGCATTATCATTTGATTCTTTTGGGGGCATAAAATGACCACTTTGATTATTAATCGATGAAATTATACCATTTGCTCCAATTTTTAACTCTCCAGCACTAACTATTCCATAACTTGGATTTACAAATCCTTTATTTATTAACATTTGGGTTAACTTTCCGTGATAAACACAACAAGAGATAATAACGCCAGCACCACACTCTTTCCCTATATTTTGGGTTTTAACGCTGTCAGATATTTTTTCTCCATATTCTTTTCTTTTTTCCAACATTTCTTCACTACAATATGTTTTATTTCTTTGGTCATTATTAAATCCAAAAATTAAACCATTACGTGTAACGATGAAGGAATATGTTTTTTTTCCATTGATGGGATTTCCTCCGTGAGTTATACTTCCATCGGGATTGATACAAATCGCATATTCTGATGGTTCTCCGGCAAGTGGAGGATTCCAATCTGGTGCTGGTCCTCTTTGAGGCCATACAATTCGTTTTTTTGAAGATCCGTCTCTTAATTTAGGCATCCAAGAATTAGGATTTTGTGTAAAAAATTTTTGTATTTTTTCATTATAACCATCATAACATTGTATTGTGGGTGGGTCATCTGTTTTTGTAGGCGTGCTTACTTTTTCTCCTATGTTAGGTTGGTCATCTGTTTTTGTAGACGTGTTTACTTTTTCTCCTATGTTAGGTTGTCCCAATGCTGGTGATGGAGTATCATAATTTCCCTTTAAGAATAGAGTAAGTGCTTTTTTTACAATTTCGGATTTTGGTGCAAAATACACATTTTTTAGACTCATCAACCACATGGGTAATTGTTCTATAGTTTTATTTATTTCTTCGCCTAGTGGTATAATACTTTGGTCATCTGGTGCAAGTTCCATCGCCACCCTTAATTTCTCCTTTCTGTCTTTTATCATCAGGGCTTTTTTTATTTTATAATAATTTATAAATAGTTGAAAACGTTTAACATCTGGTTTTGAATTATCATACCCATTTATATCCTTTAATTGTTTCCAATGTATTTTCATTTTTCCTCCAGATGGAGATTTTCCATAAAAAGGCTCACTATTGCGAGATTTGGGGAAAAATTTATAAAATTCTAAATAACTAACAACATAAAATAGAACATCACCAATTGAAAAAAACTTATTATCCTGTGTCCATATTTCAAAAGAATCATCTATACTAGGCTCAAGAAGATCTCCTGTTCCACTTTCTACGTATTTAATTTCCATATCACCTTTTACTATGCTTAATATCTCATTATTTCTTTCAAACGGTGTACTTAAGTACTGATAAATTTTACGTAATAATATATTTAATCTACCTAATGTTTCTCTCCCACTTGGTATTGGTTGCATAATATCATTAAATAACTCGTATACCGTTTTAAGATTTTGTTGTATGGTAAGTTTATCCTCTACATTTCCCCTTGTATATTCATATTTGCGAGTTTTAGCATCAATCGATACCGGCATGCTAGTAGATAATCCTGAACTAGTTGTAGCATAATTAATGTTTATATAATCATAAGAAATTTCAGTTATTCTTTTTTCATCATCATAATCCTTTGTAAATTTTTTTAATATGTTTAACATTTTTTTATTTTCTAAAACAATAGACAGTCTTTTGTCATTATCTAGTGAAGACTTAGTTTGTAATTCTTTAGTAAATTTTTCAAATTCTTTTCCCCATAAAGCGTTTGAAAAGAAAGACCAATTTTTTCGTGCTTCGGCAATACCTCCACTTTGGATTTTATAATTATTCATAATATATAATATTATTAGATTAAATACTAATATTATACTTAAAATTCACTATCAGAACTTCTGTTTCCACCACGAGAGTTTAAATAACAAGCTTGTTCTTTTGTGATACACGCACAACCATCTCCTCCACTAACATTAGAGTTATCGCAACAGTTTCCACTAAATTCATTATTAGCCCACATAAATAATTGTCCTTCTGGTAAAGGAACAACAGGTGCTAATTTATCGCCGCCAGCAACTTCGCCCATATTTACTTTTGCGTCGTATTTATCATTATGAACACCATCATTCATTTTGTAACCAATAGCGGCACCTGCTACTTCCATACCTTCAAGAGTAGCACATCCACAAAGTAAGTGGCTACATAATAACATTCCTATTACTACTGAAATAACAATAACTTCAACTCTTGCTTTAAAACCGAAAACTTTAATTTCCATATTATACATATTTCATAGATAAAAATTACGAGAGCGCGTATAATTTATCTCTTATATCTAAAATATTTTCAATCGCAGAGTTATAATCTCTTACTCTAATTCCATTTATGATAAAGAATCCATTATTAGTAATTAAATGATATAATTTTTGGGGCCTATCTATAACTTTACCAAATTTATCTAATGTATTAAAATTTCCTAAATCAGCGTCACAGATATGAAGATTTGGTGCTCCAATTATTTCAAAACCATTAAAATAATATTTCCGAATGTATGATATATTTTTAGTGTCTATTTCTACTGTAGCTAATACTCTTTCACCGCCACGTAATATATCATTAACCTGTACATCTTTTAATTTTATTTCGTTTCCTTCATCTAATTCAATTAAGCTATTACCATCTATACCAGATTCTAAAAATTTATGAATATCGCTTAATGGTGAATAAGTTTGTAAATAATCTAAGTTTTTTAATTTAATAACATCTACAGGTTCAATATCATCCCAATCTAAAAACTTATAATTGTTAATATTTATTCGTTTACTTTCAGTGGAAAGACAATAGATATAAGGTTCATAATAATTTTCTATTTTAATACTTTCAGGATGATCTTTTATGAAAACCCATCCTTTAATATCATGTAAAACCTTATGGGTTCCACTTATAATTATATTATTAAAGTTATACATATCATTACTATTTACTATTTTAAAGGAAGCTGTTACTCTATCTCCATTTTTCAATATTGTTCCAGATTTTATATTAGATATATTTTGAAATCCATTTTTTGTAGCAATTTGTGTATTTTTATCGAAACAACCAGGTTTATTAGGAACACTTTTACTTGTAATATTTAAAATATGCCCCATATGTCCGGCAACAATTCCAACAGGTATAGCTAATAACAAAAAGAATGCGGTTAATGCTGCTGCTGCTGGCCACGTAAAGGGTAATATCCATAATGCGATAATAACCGCAACTATAATTATTAATATAATAATTAATATCTGTAAAAATGAGCCTATAAACGCCTTAAGTGCTAAATAAGTGCTAAAAACAGTATAAAGTCCTGTTACCATAATTCCTTCTGTTTTTTTTAATGTATCTTTTAGTTTAATAAATAAACGTTGAACAGGTATCATAACATTATAGATACGCGCAACCATATATTCAATTATCTTCATCACTTTCATCCTTAAATAAAAAGCTAAACTTCTAAAGGCCTGGACAACTTTCATAAGCATTAAATAAAAGTTGCTTACCATATCACTTAAATAATACAAGGGAGATGTGAAGTATTGAACAACTTCACTTAAAATACCTACAGTACATTTTGTAAAATTTTCAGCGGTGTAAGTCATTTTAGACGTTCCCTTAGGAGCATTTATTAATCCAGCAAAAGGCATAACTTCTGGTTTACATCTTTCATTTGCCCAATTCTGTCTTATTGGGTCCATTTTAGATTGAACATAAAAATATGAAAAAATACAAAAGAAAATAAGAAGACTAACAGCGGTTCCAATAACGGAACCTCCATATTTATCTAAATATGTTTTTTTCGAATATATTTTGTTAAAATAAGAAGTGAATGTTTCGGGAATAGTGTCCATTAATATATAAGTGGATAATATTCTAATAAATTAATCTTCCCAATCCCAGAATGTATATTCCCCAATAGGTATTTTATGTGTGGAAGTTATTAAACAACTTAATTCTTCATCGCAAATATCTGTTTTAATAGCATAATTTACGTCTTTAACAGGTATAAATGATTCAATATCTGTTCTATCTTTTATATCATTTCTATCTTTTGTATCATCAAATATTTTGTGTTCTCCAGTAACATAAATATATTTGTTTAATTTTTTACTCCATATTTTATAATAGGGGTTATTATTATCACCTTTTAATGTTAATACACCATAAACTTCGGCACCGTTTTCTAATATGGTTCCCAATTTAATATCTTTCATCATTTTTGTAGTTCCGTTTTTTAAGTTAACAAGTGTGTCTTTATGAAAGCAGATTGTTCTTAAAGTAGAACCAATAGGTCCTGCGTTAATACTTTGTCCAGTCATCATTGCTCCCTGTATAAGATACATAAAAGTCATTAAAATACCTACTAATTTCATAACTGTATCTTTTAATTTTATTACTAAATTTTGAACCTGAATTAATACATTAACAAACATTCCGTAAACATCTCCTATCATTGTACTTAAAAATTTTCGAAACATATTGAAAAATTCTCTTAATAAATTTAATCTAGACAAAATCCATTCTCCAAGATTTCCTACCATGGAAAGAATATATTGTAATGGTTCAAGGAAGAATCCCATTAGATCTTTTTGAATATTTCCTACACAATATGTAAAATTAGCAATTGGATCGTGTCCTAAATAACTTGCGAAAGGCATAGTCATGGGATTACATCTATGAACCGGCCAATTATCTTCCAAATCTTTTAATCTTACCATAATAAATCCTGTTAAATGTAATATTCCAAATGCTATAATAATTAAAACAACATATGCTATATCTTTGAACTTCATATTAAAATATAATGTTATTTTTATTTTTTATATTTTAATATAATTATCTTCTTCTTTTTCTTTTTGTTTTTCTGCGTTTTCTTCTAGATTTTCTTCGTGATTTTCTTTTCTTTTTGCTTTTTCTTTTTTTCTTTCTTCTTCTTCGTCTTTTTGTTTTTCTGCGTCTTCTTCCTCCTATAGTACTTCCTGATTTAGCTACAGCATTAGGATCCATAACTGCTGTATCATATTTACCATCAGCATTGCCTTGTAAAGCACTTCCCATTTGTTGTTTAATAGACTCATTACCACTCGAACCTGCTTGTTGCATTTGTGGAACAACCACACCTCCTCCTGCTAATTTAGTATTCATATCTACTAAAGCCTGATCTGCTTTTGCTTGTTCAGCCATATTGCTTTGTAATTTATCAGTAGCACTGGTAGCTTCTACCTTAGGAGGTACTATTTTTAATTGATTATCTGTTCTTTTTCCTCCTCGTCTAACTAAATCTCTAATTTTTAAACGAATACGATTATTCATTATATATATAGCGAATAAAAATATATAAATATATAAAATAATTAATTACATATATGAGTAGTTTTAAGATAGATGATGAAACCCGTCTAAAATTTAACGAGTTATTAAAAGAAAGCGATTCGTCAAACAATACTGAGAAAATTAGAAAACTTAAACATAGTTCTAAAATTAAGGAACAAGTATCTATTATGATGGATATTAAAAGAAAATATTCACGTTTAGACAAAAAAACATTAGACAAAATGATTGATACTCAATGTAACTGGTTATTTACACATTATTTTAATTTGTTTAATAAATTAAAAAAAGATGAACTTGATATTCAAATTTTAGGTCAATTTGTAAATGCTCTTAAGGCTGTCGAAGATGGTGATATGGACCAACATGAAGCATCTGTAAAAGTTGGACAAATTTTAAAGAAGTTATATATTGATAGCGCATTAAAAAAAGATAAAAAGGAAGAAGTAAGGCGAGAAAGACAAAGAAAGAAAAAACCTGTTAATAGAAAAGCTAAGCTCACATGGACACAGTATAAAAAACTTAATTTAAATGTTTAAAATTGATTTAATAAGATGCTATTTTATTAAATTTATATCATGAAGCTTTTAATTTGTGAATCGCCCGCAAAAACCGATAAAATCGCAAAATATGCAGGAAATGGTTACAAGTGTGTAGCTAGTTTTGGACATATAAGACAAATAGAAAATGGATTAAAAAGTATTGACTATAATAATAACTTCTCTGTAAAATTTTGTGCTATACCAAGTAAAAACAAATATATTTCACAGTTAAGGAAACATATTAAAAATGCAGACGAAGTTATACTTGCTACAGATGATGATAGAGAAGGCGAGGCAATCGCGTGGCATATTTGTAAAATGTTTGGATTAAATTTATCTACTACAAAAAGGATTATTTTCCACGAAATTACAAAACCCGCTATTCAAAATGCTATAAAAAACCCCACTCTTGTAAATATGGATACAGTAAATGCCCAATTAGCTAGGCAAGTATTGGACCTTTTAGTCGGTTATACTATTAGTCCGATATTATGGAAACAAATCAGTAGGAAAAGTGAAACAAGTCTTAGTGCTGGTAGATGTCAGACTCCCGCATTACGATTGGTTTATGAACAGCAACAAGAAATTAATAAATCTCCAGGTCGAAAGGTTTATAATACAGAAGGAAAATTTATGGGAGAAAGTTATACATTGAATCATAATCATACAAATGAAGATGAGATGGGTGAGTTTCTTGAAGAAAGTGCCGAATTTGAACATAAATATAATGTAACTAAGCCAAAAAATTCCACAAAAATGGCTCCAAAACCATTTACTACTTCTACATTACAACAAAAAGCAAGTAACGAATTTGGATACAGTCCAAAAGTTACAATGCGATTAGCTCAAACTCTTTATGAAGGTGGTCATATTACTTATATGAGAACAGATAGTGTAAAATATTGTAAGGAGTTTACAGATAAGGCAACTAAATTTATTACTAGCAAATACGGAGAAGACTTTGTTAGTCCATTTATTAATGGTATTACTATTGGAAAACAATTAGAAGAAAAAAAGAAGAAAAAGAAGTCAAAAAAGAAAAAGGATAATAATAATGCTCAAGAGGCACACGAATCTATTAGACCTACAAATGTTGATGTTGAAAAACTAGTAGAAAAGGGTAAAATTACAGCGAAAGAAGCAAAGTTATATTATTTAATTTGGAGGAATACTGTTGAAAGTTGTATGGCTCCGGCAAAATACCTATCCATTACAGCAAAAATTAGTGCTCCAGAAGATTATTTATATAAACATAGTGAAGAGCAAGTAGTATTTCCTGGTTGGAAAGCTGTTGCGGGTTTTGAAAAAACTAATAGTGTTTATCATAAATTATTAAAAGTTAAGAAAAATTTAATTGTAGAATACGAAGAAATAATTAGTAAAGTAACATTAAAAGATTTGAAGAAAAATTATACAGAAGCTCGTCTAGTTCAAATGTTAGAGAAAAAGGGAATTGGGCGACCTTCTACATTTTCAAGTTTAATTACTAAGATACAAGATAGAAACTATGTTAAAAAACAGAATGTAGAAGGAAAAAAAATAAAATGTGTAGATTTTAAATTAATAGGAGAAGAATTAGAAGAAAGTGAAAGTGAAAGAGTATTTGGAAATGAAAAAAATAAATTAGTAATAACCCCCACTGGTATTATGGTTTATGAGTTTTTGGGAAAACATTTTGATGATCTATTTAATTATGATTATACAAAAAATATGGAAGATGACTTAGATAAAATTTCAAAGGGAGAAAAAATATGGCATACATTATGCGATGAATGTAATAATCAAATTCAAACATTATCAAAGGAAATTAAGGGACAGGATAAATTAACTATTAAAATAGATAGTAAACATACTTATATGATAGGAAAGTATGGGCCTGTTATTGCGTATAAAGAAGGAGATAACCTTAAATTTAAATCTGTAAAGAAAGATATTGATATTGAAAAATTAAAAAGAGGAGAATATAAGTTGAAAGATATTGTTCAAATCGCTTATAAAAAGAATGTATTGGGGCGGTATAAAAATAAAGAGGTTATACTAAAAAATGGTAAATATGGATTATATGTAACAGTAGATGGGAAAAACATGTCTATTAAAACTGATAAATCGGAAGATGAAATTACATTAGAAGATGTTATTCCTTTTATACAAGGAGGTAAACAAACTAGTAGTTCACTATTAAAAAAGATAAATGAAAATATATCCATTAGAAAGGGTAAATATGGACCTTATGTGTTTTATAAAACAGATAAGATGAAAAAACCAAAATTTATAAATATGAAAGGTAAATCAATAGATGATATTACTGTATCTTGGGTATTGGAACAGCTTTAATATAAATGAGGAATTCTTATTACTTTATTACGTGCTTGTTCTTCACGTAACATATTAAATTCTAAAACAAAACTAAATGGTAAATTCTTAAAATCTACTAATCGTCCGTCATGATATCTAAATTTGAATTCCAATCTATTAATATTTTTTATTGGAGGTTCGCTCATAAAAACATTTGTATTTATAGAATTTCGGTTCCCTAATTCTGTTCCATATGGAGTTTGTGTTAATGGAATAATCGCAAAAGCCGCATCACTTTTATGACCATAATCACAATTATACATAGTATTTGTTCTCTCAGAAAATGGATAAATCTCATTAATATTATTAAATTTTTCCATTTCCATATAAATACAATCTTCTCCCATTAAATTAACATTATTAGGAGAATTTAAAATACTTACTATTCTATTAGGATATGCTATAACTAAATTAAGATTTCCTTGTGGAGCATTTGATTGATTATAAAATGGTAATGCTCCTGGACCAGAAGCAGAAATCCAATTTGTATCAGCATTTGAATATATAATTAAACCATTTAAGTTACTAATAAAATGATTTGAAATTAGATTACCACAAACATCAGTCAGTGGGGGATTTGTTGCTGCTTGTAATGGAATATTATCTAGATCTATATCGAATGTATCATATGTTGCTTTGTTAAATCCCATATAGTTTGGTAGACCCCATTTAGTATATTGGTTCCACATTAATTTATTAGGACTACATTTTTCAAAGGTGTAAGGTATTTCTTCACCTGCTTTAAAAATTAAACTTCCTTCACTAACACCTATTAACATATTATTAGTTAAAGCATTATATGTTACTACTATAGGATCAAATTTTCTAGAAGTATTGGGTGGACTATAAAAAGGGGAATTTTGATTAGTATATGGTGTGGTAAATATTGGGTTTGCCACCATACTACTTGGTAAAATAGTTCTACCTAAAAAATTTATATCATTCATATTTGGAAACGCATTTGAATTTATAAATCCCAAATATTGATGACCGGGAGAATTTGCTAATGATGATAAAATTTCATTCATTTTGTTTTGTATAGCGGCAGCTAATTTACCAGGACTATATGCTCCTTCTGGAACGGTTATAGTTAAGTCAGGAGTTTCAAATCTTATTTTAAATCTCCCAGTCCACAAACTTTCATCTACTGGTTTTACACTATCCCAAGGTTGTATATTATTAGGCCACGGCGCATTAGGACTAGAAGATATAAATGGAAAAGGTATTTCAATCCAATCTTTATTATGTATTTCAAAGAAAATAGTTGTATCATCTGGTAACCCTGTTTCACCAAAGTTAACCTCTAATGGTGAAGTTGTTGTTGGATTTGCTGGATTGTAATCAGTATTAGAAGTAGTATAAACCATTGATCTTCTACCTAGACCCCAATCAGTATCAAAATTACCGTTAGTAAAATAAGGAATAGTTGGTGATCCACCTAGAGTCGAGACATTTGTGGCGGGATCGGTACATAAACTTCTTATAGTTCCTGGAAATAATTGATCCAATACATTTTGAAATGCTCCTAATTGAAAATCAGATGTTCCAGCGAAAAATCCAGTTTGGTCATCAGGACTTGTAGTTGGTTTCGAAGGTAATATGGATGTATCAAAAATTATATCACGACTGTACTGAAAGGTTAATTTAGTATTTTGATATGATGTAGATATATTATAACAATTATTAGGAAATGCATAACTTACTAACCTAACCGATTCAACATTAGTCATAGCTTCACCAATATCTATAGAAAAACTATTACTATTTGGGAATTGCGTATAATCTCTATCTTCTGAATGTATAGAAAGTAACTTTTTTTCCAATACATAAGTTTGTTCTCTTTGAATTAAAGCATGATTATTATGTGTATTAAAAGAATTATTCATCTTACTATAAAAAAATACTATATTTTTTTTAAATTGACGTAATATATAAATGTCTGGTTTTAAAACTTGGAATAATAATAATACAACTGATTTATTTATAGTCGGAAATGGAGGAGGAAATATTATTGGGGGTAATAATAATAATCCAGTATATCAATGGTCTGAAACAAACACGGGAGGAAGTAACGGATACGGAACATTATCTACTGATAAAGATGTTAAGACAACTGGTGCTATCAAATGTGAATCTCTACAACAAACGAGTGATATAAGATTTAAGAATAATATTATAGCATTAAATAAAAATGAACATTTAGATAAATTACAAAAATTAATTCCTAAATCATATAATTTTCAAAATAATAGCAAAACTACTTTTGGTTTTATAGCTCAAGAAGTAGAAAAAATATATCCCAATTTAGTTGATACTGATAGTGAAGGAATTAAAAGTTTAAATTACTCACAACTTATTCCATTATTACTTTTACAGTCAAATGATTTGGAGAGAAAAATAGAGGAATTAAAAAATAATAACTAAATATATATAACATTATGACTAATAAAATGAAATTTAGAAAAAATAGAAAATTAAAAAGCAAGATGAAAGGAGGTAACGCTGCATCTGGACCAAGCGCACCAGCGGCAGGACCCAGAGGTGAAGCTGCTTCTGGACCGGGATATAAAAAAGCTGCTCCAACGGTTCCACCACTTCCATCAGAAAAGGATATTCCAGTAGCAAAAGCTGTGCTTGTAAAGTCTAAATCAGGTAGTTCTAGAGGCGATTATGGTTCTTTGAATATGCAGTTCTTTTTATATGCTGTTGCTTCTATTGGTGTAGTTGGTTTAGCGTGGTTACTTATTTCACGTAGTTTGATTAAACACGAATATAGTGAAACCTTAAGTTATGGGTTGGTTTCTTTAGCAGTATTTTTATCTTTCTTTCTTGTTATTGTATCTGGATTAAAAACAATGAGGTCTGGTGAAGGTTTTGTAAACGGAGTTAAATATTTATTTAAGGTCGTTTTATTTGCTATAACAAAATGTCTACCTGCTATATTAATATTAATCCAATGCGCTGTTCTTATTTACATTACATCTAAACACGCAAATTATTTATATACTTCGAATGGAATTCCTGCTGTATTTAACACTTTTAATGTAATGGCTGCTGTTATGATAATGGGTCAATCCTATGTGTGGTGGAAACAAGTCCAAAAAATAGTATTAGGTAGTGGTGATAAATATAGTAACCCAGCATTAGTTCCTGGATTTGTATTAGCAGCAATATTATCAAGTATTGCTATTTCTCAAATGTTTGTAATATTAGAATATCTCAAAACTGATTGTTAATAATAAAAAATCGAAATGTTAACCCAAAACTGTTATTTTCATTTGATGACCAAATACCTGATATTTTTAATAAAAATTTAAGATTCGTATATTCTTTATAAACTACATTCTCATTTTGTGGATATAGTTTTATAAATCCATTTTCTAATTGCTCATAAATACGTCTAGACATGTCTTTGTTATTATTATTCTTAAATTTATTTAATATTAACCTCTCAATTGATTTTATATAAGTAATGGTGCTTTGATTATTGTGATTATTTTCAAATACACATTTTATCTTATTAAAATATCGTTCAATTCTAACTTTTTGTAAATTAAAATAAATAAATATACCATTTGTAGAACAATATTCATTACTCCAGATTAATCTGTAAAAATCACTTTCACTCATAACATTATTTTTTGTTTTTTCTGAAATAATTATATTATGTGGATCAAATTCATTTGTTTTTATCGCTAAATTCATAATAAAATATAATATTGATAAATGTTTAAATCAATATTATAACAACTATTATGGTATATTTTCTTGAAATAAAAAATATAAAAACGCAATAGTTTCCATAGGTAAATCTTTATCACTTTTACTTTCTATTGTCTCCAATACTGTTATTGCTCGTTCTAATGTTATTTTAAATGTTTTAAACTTTTCATCTATATGATGTTTCCATAATTTACAGACATTGGGATATTTTTCCTTTTTGTCTTCTATTAATAGTTTAAATTTTTCGTAATTATTATCCATTAAATAAAAATATATAAAAGGTTTTAAGTATTAAATATACTTTAATATTTTATATAAATGAAGTATCAATCAAGTAAATTTGAAGATTATATACAAAAATGTAATAAATTCAACATACATAAGGAAATATTACCCTTATTAGATAGCGTTAATAATAATATTAAAGAAACAAATAATCTTATTTTATATGGACCATCAGGAACAGGAAAATATACACAAGCATTAAATTATATAAAAAAATTTAGTCCTACCGATTTAAGATTTGAACGTAAAATGAATTTTCGATTTGATAACAAAAGTGATTTTATTTTTAAAATTAGCGATATTCATTTTGAAATAGATATGTCTTTACTTGGCTGTAAGGCTAAATTAGTATTTAATGATTTATATTATCATATATTGGATGTTTTGTCTAGTAGACCAAATTGTTCTGGTATATTATTATGTAAAAATTTTCATACTATTCATAGTGAATTATTAGAAATATTCTATAGCTATATGCAAACTCTTACACATAAAAATTTAAATCTTGTTTATATTATTTTAACTGAAAGTGTAAGTTTTATTCCTAATAATATTTTAAATAGATGTATGGTTGTTCCTATAAAAAGACCTACTAAAAGTTCATATATTAAAATTACAAATAAGTCTCAGTTTAATAATCACGAATTATCTTCAATTAAAAACATTAAAAATTTGAAGTCAAAAATATATAATTTGAATAATTTGGACAAAAAAATAGTTGATAATATATTTGATTATATAATTAATTATCAAACCATAAAATTTCTAGAACTAAGAGACAAGTTATATGAAATTTTTATATTTAATCTAGATGTTCACCATTTTACATACAATATAATAAAAAAATTAATTAACGAGGGATATTTAAAAGAACAACATATAGATAAGGTTTTTACAAAATTACATAACTTTTTAAAACTTTATAATAATAATTATAGACCTATTTATCACTTAGAAAGATTCATCTTTTATTTATGTATAGAAATACATGGATTACAGTAAAGCTTGTAGTATATTAAATTTATGTGAAAAACATACATACGATATGAGAAAGAAGGCATATTATAAAATGGCGCTCAAATATCATCCAGATAAATATAAGGAAGATAATGGAGAGAAATTTAAAGAAGCAAAAGATGCCTTTGACTTGTTAAATAATAATGAAAAAATAAATACAGATAGTTTGGATGAAAATATTGAATATACTGAATTAATCAGGATTGTTGTAAAATATTTCTCTCCAGAACAAAATTGGGATAATTTATTTGTAGATACTTCCATAACCGGAATCTTTAAAGATTGCTCTAGATTGTCTGTTGAAATTTTTAAGAAATTGTCTAAGGAAAGATCTATACAAGTATATAAGTTTTTAAATGATTTTTCATTAATAGATAAAGAATTACTAGAAAGATATAAGGCTATATTACAGAGAAAATGTCTAGGAGATAATATCATTTTACTTAATCCTGAACTTGATGATTTATTTAATGATAATATTTATAAATTACGTTTTGAAGAAAAAGAATATTATATTCCATTGTGGCATCACGAACTACATTTTTCTCTCCATGATAAAGATTTAATAGTACAATGTGAACCAGAAATTCCAAAAAATTGTTGGATTGATGATAGAAATAATATATACTTCTTGTCCAAAATAAATATCAATGACTTGTTTGAGAAAGGATATCATGAAGTTTCTATTTGTAAAAGTAAAAAAATAAAAATAATGAGTCATGAATTAAAAATAATCAAAGAAAAACAGGTTATTATTAAACGAAATGAAGGTATTTTAAAAATTAATGATACACATACATATGATACAACATTAAGAGGTGATATTTATTTGGAATGTATATTGGAAAATATTAAAACTAAGTAATTATATTTTTGGATTTCAAGAAGTTAATCATAATATTTCTTGTAACCCAATTAATTTTGTCTTGTGCTAGAATTAAGTAAATTTTATTCCGGTTCAATCTTGATAATTTATATCTAGTTTTTGGCGTTAGTTCTAACTGAAAATGATCGTAATTTTTAAGCCTCCACAATTCTTCTAGTGTATATAAATTTTCATAGTTATTACATACACAATCAAGTGGATGAGGAATTTTATAGATTAATGGGTCCTCATAATTTTTTAAAATTTTAGTAATATCTTTTTTGAATAATTTATGAGCTTTCATAAGAATACTATATCTTTTTTTTTGTTGATGAGATAAACAACCTCCCCTACAACAGTTTATGCTCCTTTTTAAGCGCGGTGGACTTATACCGTATCCTAACTCTGATAAATATTGTTCACCTGAATAATTTTTAATTTTAAACTCCGTCATAGGTGTATATCCATAGTATCCTGATCTTTTTCTCCAAAATCTTTGAATTTTTGTAATAGCATTTCTATAATATTTATTTGAAGGTATAATAATAGTTTCAATAACCAAGTTAAGCACTAAAAGCTTTTGAGAATCGGTAAGAATTGTCATGTTGTTGTATAGTATATCAAATAATAAAAAAAAATTTATTCAATTTTCTAATAGCTATTACTTACAATTGGAAATTGTGCCATACAGCGACACCTACATCATCGTGGTTCCACTTAGGGATTTTAATTCCTTTTGCTGGTTTATGTGGGGCTGGAGGTGAATGATCCCAACTTTGATTCCAACGTTCTCTTGCTATAGTAGCCAAATGTTGTGCGCCATTTTTTAGCGAAGCATTAATTGTTTGTTCATCTTGCTCACTCATTACCTGCCAAAATCCATCTGTAGCAGCTACAACCTTATATTTTTCATCATTCATTCTTGGAATTACTTCTGTCTGAAACCCTAGAGCTTTACTAAACAATCCCCCATGTCCTAAACAGCGGGTCATGTTTGTGGAGTCTTTAAGATGAGAACTTGAGTCGGGCAGTAGCGCAAACTTAAAAGATTTAATATTTCCAATTGTGTTGGGATTAATAGCTTGAATATCCCAAGCAAATTTCTTTGTATAATTGTAATGAGAATTTGCTCCTCCCAGTTTGTAATACGTTTCTAGAGCAGTAATATCGTCTTGATTTCTAGAATCATGGTCCTTTGTCTTCCACATAATATATGATTTTGACGGCTCATCGCCTTTTCCATAAGCTATAATTTTTGCGGTTGAGTCACCAATCCAGCTAGTCTCAAATCTGTCATCGAAAATCTTAACACAAGTAAATGTTGTTCCTGCAAATGTAGTCTTTCCAATATTTTTTACATTTTCACACTCTCTCTCCAACTTGGTTGTCCAATCTGGATTTTGAAGATATTCACCCCAGTTAATAGTGTTAAACTTGTTTATGAATATATCGCCTTTGCCTTTACACTTTCCATGAGAGTCAGCAACAACAATATATTGAAACTTGCCTTCAACTTCACCGCACGTGGCCCAGTCTTGTTTATTTTTGTTTTGATTTACAGCATAGGACAAATTTTTACTAATATTACTGTGAGAAGCTCCACTATCCACTGGAATCTTTTGTTCTTGAGATTTTACGTAAGCCATAGTAGCCATGTTATTTGACTTGTTATTTGAATCTGGTTGTAGTTGATATAGAGTTTGGGAATGATAATACCTTATCTATAATAAAAAACTTCAATTTTCTACTATTTAGAATAGATTATGAAATCCTGACTTGTAAGTTATTACACAAACAATAAGTATTTAAATATTATAAAAGAATAAAAAATTTTATAATATTACTTGCCGGTTCCATTGGTTGTTTGTTATTTAATTTGTT